TATCAGTGATATCTCCAAGATGGATGACCGTTTTGATATTGTTCTTTTCAAGATAGGGAAAGAAAATATTATCATAAAACTTAAACTGATACTCAAGAAAAGCAATAGAATCATTTCTGCAACCAAAGTGTGTGTCTGTTATTAAAACTATTTTTGACAAAGTTCTCCTCCATTGTTTTTCTTATTCTATAATACTTTATAAATTATGTCAACAAGTTATCTAAATATTCTTCTAATTGTACTAACTGATCGTCAGATAATCTGTTTAACTTTTTAATTAATTTATGATTTGTTTTTTTAAATGTAGCTAAATTCATTCTACCTCTTTCAGAATTAATCCAAGATTTATATACTTTAGATTCTAGTTTTTTCTTTCTTTTTGATTCACATAATACACAACTATAGTTTGATGTAAACTTTAATGTGTTACCACAATTCTTACAAGGCTTGCCATTATAATGTATTTCACCATTATGGTAAGCGTCATATCTAGCTCCTCTACTTGTCTTCATTTTTTAATATATTCTTTGCAACTATCAGACTTTGTATTTCTGCTGCACCTTCAAATATATTTAAAATTCTTGCATCACAAAGGATTCTTGATATTGGATATTCTAATGCATATCCATTACCACCATGTACTTGTAAACTATCATCAGATATCATCCAGGCATTTCTTGCAGCTAATAGTTTTGCCATACCTGCTTCAATATCACATCTAACTCCTTGGTCTTTCTTTTCAGCACTATACATTGTAATTGCTCTTGATACAACTATATGTACAGCCATCATAGCTATCTTGAATGCTATACGATCAAACTCTATAATTTTTTTATCAAACTGCGTTCTATCTATTGCATATTGTAAGGCTTCATCTAAAGCACTCTGAGCTACACCAACAGCTCTTGCTGCTGTTTGGATTCTTGCACCTTCAAATGTTTCCATTAATTGTTTAAAACCTTGTCCTTCTACACCACCAAGAAGTTGATCTTTACTAACTCTAACTTCATCTAAACTTATTTCATATTCTTTCATACCTCTATATCCAAGAACTTCTATTTCACTACCTTGCATGTTAGGATGAGGAAATGGGTCTTGATCTGTTCCTCTTGGTTTATCAACTAAGAACATACTTAAACCTTTATACCCTGGCTCACCAGTTCTTGCTAGTACTGTAAACATATCACTTCTTACACCATGAGTAGTCCAAGTTTTGTTTCCTGTAATAATATAATCGTCACCATCTTTGATAGCTCTTGTATTTAAATTTGCTAAATCACTTCCTGTATTTGGTTCAGTAAATACCGCTGCTGTTAAACAATCACCTTTTGCTATCTTGGATAAGTACTTTTCTTTTTGTTGTTCAGTACCACCTAAATTAATTAACTCACCACATATCTCAGCTCTTGTTCCAATAGAACCAGCTGTTAATAATCCTCTTGATAGTTCTTCTGTTATAATGCACATAGCTTCTTTTGACATTGCCAGACCATCATACTTTTCTGGTATACCAATAGCACTAACACCCATATCATTCATTTTATCTAACACTTCATCTGGAATTAGATCATTCTTTAAATGCCATTCGTGAGCTTGTGGTTTAATTTCTTCTTCTGTAAACTTTTGAAACTGTTCTTGAATTATCTTTAGAGATTCATCTTTATATCCAAAACTTGCTTTTTGTCCTTGTGATAAAAGTTTTGCTATCTTTCTTTTTTTATCATTGTAATCATAAACCTTAAAGTCTCTTATTAGATCAAACTTTTGAAAACCTATATCATCTAATCTAAATTTTTCTGTTTGACTCATTGATATACCATCTCTTAAATCAGAGACATATTCATTTATTCCTACCTCATATATTAATGTATCTAATTCACTGGGCGATTCTAATTCATTATGCCAAAAGACCAATTGTTTAATTGACTCTACATATGTTTTAAACCAAGCATAACCATGAAGATGGTATTCGTTTTTACGATCCATCTTCTTTAATATTAATCTTTGATATTTTTCTAGTTTAGGAAATATAATATGCATTATTCGATTGTATCACTTTCATATAAAATTTGTTTTATTTATTAGAAATCGTAACAGATTCCTTTTCTTTCCCAATCACCATATCGTGTTGGTTCTAGTCCTTTAGGACCACCTATCTCTTTTGGTGTTTTAGGTTTATCTGAAAACTGACCTAATGTCTGTTCTTTAGTCTTTGGTTTTTTCCAATGTTCCTTGTTCATATAGTACCTCTCTATTTTTTAAATGTTCATCCTCTATATCGTCTTTTGATTGACCCTTATATTCTACTCCAATATTTTTTCTAATCATGTATTCATTAATAGTTGTTTGTCTATCTTCTTCACCATCATATATTTTAAACTCTCCAAGTATTCTACCAAACTTACCAACTTTATCTAAATGAGTTACAAGTACTTGTTTGGATCCAACCGGTATATATTTTTCAACTACTGACTTAGCATATAGTCCAAATTTCTTTTCTTCTAAATCTCTTGTTCTTGATTCTGGTGTATCAATGCCATATAGTCTTACACGCTCATTATTAATCCAAGTATTGAAACCCAAGTTAATGTTGACATCAACAGTATCGCCGTCCACAACCTTGACGATTGTGCATTCATATTCGTACATATTTCTTCCTTTGTTTTAATTACTATTCCTCGTTCAAAATTAACTCTCATTGAAACTCTCCTTTAGTTCATAATAACCACCAACATGGTCTCCATCTTTCCATATTTGTGGTACAGTTGAAAAGCCCATATCTTTAATTTTTTGTTTTTCTTGTTCGTCTGTCTGTATGCATACTTCTTCATACTCAAGATTATTATTAGCTAATAATTGTTTAGCCATAATACAAAATCCACATGATGGAGTTGTATATAATTTATACATCTTTCTTTTCTTTCTTTGAGCGTAATGCATATTCTTTTGGAACCTTACCATAACCTACAACTCTGTCCCATTGTCTTTGAGTGTATCCTTCTTTATCTACCATTATACCTTCCTTTTCTTTATTTTTCTTCGTTTGTTTTTTTCAAAGTCTTCAATAAATGTTCCCATATACTCTTGTGTCCATTCACTAACTTTAATTTCATCTTTGTAATTACCTTTTGAGGTAGTATCTCCAGCTTGAGTATCAGCTGTCGTTCCAAATAAATTTGTTTGCTCTGTCATCTTAAATTTAACAAACAAATGTTTCTTTTCTTTTTGGATTCTTCTAAGAAATGCATAATATATTATTTGTGTAAAATATGCAAATGGGTTCTTACTTTTCTCTGGATTAAAGTTATCAATATACTGAAGACAGTTTTCAATACCATCACTTATCATTTCTTCTTTAAATGTATAATTCACAAAATTTGGTTTTCTTGCCAAATGAGTTGCAATCTTCATTATACATTCTCCAACATAAGTAGGTACTATTGGTCTTTCGTTTTCTTTATCCTTTGCTTCAGCTACATTTATTCTGTATTGTACCATTGCGGCTAGAAAGTCTTTGTTATTTACATATTGTTGTTTAGCTCTTCGGCCCATAATAATCCTTTTTTAATTAACTGTTGACTTTATTGAAATCGAATGTATACTGGCTGATGTAGCCGCCGGAAAGAGGGTAGAACATAGACTAATGAATAGTTTTCTTATCATCAGGGTCTACTCCTACTTCATCCATAATTTCATCCAGTTTTGATCTTTGTTGTTCATCTTCTTCAATTTCTTTAAAGGTCTTCTCTATTCGTTCCTCAGTCTCTTGGTCATGTATCTTGTCAGTTAGTACTTCACCAGTCATAGCTTGTGATGCATCTTCTTCAGGATACTTTCCTCCCTTATAATCTTTTATGCGCGCATTTTGTTTATTGAAGTAGTCAATTAGTATTTGTGCAGTATTAGTAACAGCAACAATATGTTTTTTATTGATTGGAATAACTTCTCCAAAGTTCCATGGTAACCATTTAACTAAACTCATACCCATATGTGTCATGTTATTAACCATAACAATTTTTTGTGGGTTCTTAATTCTAACTTCAGATGTCTTTAAACTTTGCATATCAACTTCAGCTATAATATCTTCTGCTGTTGATAGCTTGAGTAATTTAACTTGATATTTTTTTAACATTATTTTGTTCATTTGATCCCCATCTTGTAAAGTTTATAATCAAACTTCTCTGAATTGTAGATCTTTATTCTTTCAGAAAAATGTTTTAAAGTATAGTTTACATGACTCTTGTATCTCAAGTCATCTGATATATCTATTAATCTTGCTTTTTCTTTTTTGTCTCCTTTGCGGAGCCCTCTTCCGATACTTTGGAGATTCCTAATTTTTGACTTAGATGGCGAAGCAAAGATGATATTGTGGAGATTACGGATGTTAATACCTGTGCTAAAAGTCCCAAAACTTGCAACAATAATTGAATTATCTTCAGTCTCTGCGATTGCTCTAATTTGTTCTCTAGTTTCGGCATCAGTTCCTCCATATACAAAAAATATTTTGCGGTTAGTGTTAATTTGTTGTTGAATCATATCATGTAATATTTTACCATGATTAATTATATTGAAGAGCAATAATGTATTACCTTCTTGGGCACTACATAGTTTACTAATAAATTTATTTCTTGGTTCATAATTAAGTATAAAATCCATCTCATCTTGATACTTCATATCTTTAACCATTTTACAAATAGCTTCTTCATATTGTAATGTGATACATTTAATTGCAAAGTCAGCCAAGTACTTATCATCAATTAATTTTTTAGTTGTTACAGGTTGATAGACAGGACCAAATAATCCTTCCAATACTAACTTATGTGTTTGGGATCCATCTAAGGTTCCAGTAAAACCAAATCTATATTTTGTATCTTTCAACTTTTCCATTATCTTGGTTAAACTTTTTGCTTTATATAAATGAGCTTCATCACCAATAATAACATCAAACTGATCAAAGTATTTGTTCGGCATATTATATATTGATTGCCATGTACTTATTACAATTCTATCTTCTGTATGTTTTTCTTGACCACTCATTATTACATGAATGTTTTCCTTACAGTTATAACTTTCAAAATCACTTTTCATTTGATATACTAAACTTGTTGTTGGTACTACAACTAATACTTTAGACTGTTTATAATGCTGAGTCAACATATAAATTACTAAACTCTTACCACTAGCTGTAGGAGACAGAACAAGTTGTCTATGGGTCGTTATACACTGTTTAAAGGTGCTTATTTGATATGGTCTTGGTTTTATAGGTAAATTATAATCTGGTTCATCTGAAGGGATATCTACTTTAGATTCTTTATATTTTTTCTTTACTTTATATCCTCTTTCTTCAGCAAACTTAATACAATATTCAACCAATCCTTTATAAATTAATTTTGTTTGACTATTATATAACCTTACTTTACCATCCCAATATCTACTTCTATAAGCAGGCATAAATTTAGCACCTGGAACTTCAAATGTAAAGAACTCTACTAACTCTTGTTTAATTGAATTTTCTGCAATAACTTTACTGTGTACTTCATTAACTTGTTCAATTATCAAAGTATCACCCTCCACCAAATTGTGTAAGTCTACGCCAATCAATTGCTGCACGAATCTGAAACCCTCTGTTGTTTATACTTTTTAATATATCTTCACAACAACCGACAAGTTCCTCTTGATATGCTAACTTTGTTTGCAAAGTAACCATGTCTTTATCAGCATCAATATAACTTGGTATATCTTGCTTTAGAGTAACTTTCGGCCAGGGTTCACGATTCAATTCTGTAAGATCTTCTGGGTTATTCAATTCACCCCTGTAATATTCACCTAACTTACGACTTAAAGATTTATATTTAATCTTTAATGATCTAAGTTTCAACCTTTCATTATATAGATACTTTAAGTATTTACCATGTAATACAGGTATTTTTAAACTTTCTGCATCTAAATCAGTATCGTCTATTTGACTATCCTGGGTCCATAAATCTAATATTTCTTCTAGTCTCATAAAGACTATTATACTACATTATCAAATCTGGACAACAGTAAAGTTTCTATATGTGAAAGTTGCATCTGCCTCAAGGTATGCTACATCTTGTTGTGTAACATCAAACTGCAGTGGAGATAAGTTTGTTGGAAATATATCTACAAATCCAATTCTAATATTTGGATTCTGTGCACTAGTCATAACTACAACGGATCCATCACTAAAAGCACCTTGCATTATATTACCAGCTGGACTAAAACCAGCAGTTGGTCTAGCAGATCCAGCAGCTGCATTTAATGCTTTATATTGATCAGTACTTTCAGGTGTACCTAAACCTTTCATCCAATCATATACCTCAAGATAGTTTTTCATATCCTCATCAACTCTAAATCTTATATCTAAAGGTGCATAAGTTAACTTTGTACCAGCGTATGGCAATCTAACTAATGGGTTTGGTATTTCTGTCTCTGCAAGGGATACGGATGGTAAAGATGCACTTTGACAAAAGAAATTCACGTTAGGTAATTTGTCTACTATAAATCTAAAACCTAAAGGAGAAAGAAAGTTTGCATTGGTTGGTTGTTTGTCTAATGAACTCATGTTACTATTTATCTATTTTTTAGACAAAAAAAAAGGTCCCGAAGGACCTTTAATTTTAAGGTGCGGTGTAATCCTAAGATTACATTAAGTTACTTATTTTTACAAATCTGTAATATAAGTTTGGTTTTCCGAATGCAATTGCACCATCAGCACTTGAAGTACCGAATGGGTTAGCAACAATTCCGTACCTAGTCTTAAAACCGATCTTAGGTTGGAATGTGTTCTCACCAACTGCTCTTACCATTTGTAGCGGTACATATGGACAGTAGAATAATCCAGCATCAAATGCAGAAGATCCTTTATATCCAATTGTAGCATACTGTAAACCAGCTGCGCTTGAGAAGTATGGATCTACATATACCTTAATTCTTCCGTTAAGTACACCAGCAAATGTATTACCAGTATCATCAACATTCAAATTAGCAGATAATGCAGGAGCATAATCAAGAACGCCAGCCATTTGCATTGCAGAAGCAACATCTGATCCACAGATCATTACGTTACCTTTACCACGTCTTGTAGCTTTAGCGATCTGGTTAGCTTCTCTTTCAATTTGAAAGATCATACCTTTAAATCTCTCAACAGACCATCTACCATTACTGTCAACATCTAAGTCAAATGTTCCAGCAGCAGATGTGTTTGTTTGAGCACCAGCAGTAGCTGTATAGTTAATTGTTCTTACAACTTCTCTGTTGATCTCAGCTAAGATCTCAGCAGATAGGATGTTTGAAAGTTCTGTCTCAGCATCTAAACCATGAACTGCCTTTAAGTCTTGAGCAAGTTCCATAGTGTATTCAGCCTTTAACGCTCTAGTAACAGCAGTTACTGAAACCTTCTCTACAGAGAAAGCCATCTCAGCAAATGAGTTAGCAGCAGCATCACCTAATGCTTCACCTGTTGCCGTTGACATACCTTGGTGAAGTGTGTAACCAGAACCAGAAGCTCTTGAAGTTGGATCTGATCCAGCTTGGTCAGTACCTACAGCACCGTCAAGTACACCACCGAAGTTAGATGTATTTGCAGCTTGTGAACCGATAGCTGAATGAGAAGTATTAGCTTCGTTGAATAATGCTTCAGAACCTGTTTGATCTTGAAGTCTACTTCTTAAAGCAAAGATAAGACCTGTTGGACCAGTCATTGGCTGGACACCACAGATATCATATGCAATAAGGTTTGGCATACTTCTTCTTACAAGTGAAATAAGTACTGGGTCAAATATATCAACTGAACCATCACTGGCAGTTGAGCTTGATGCACCCATTGCGTTAGCAGGAGCCGCTTCCCCTAATAAACTAGGGTTCATTCCTCCTGATTGAGCAGCTTGTTCTCTAGCTGCATTTTCTTGGTTTTCTAGTAAAGTGGCAACAACCTGACGCTTGTGAGGATCTTTGATTGGATCTAGGTCCCCATGTTCAAGAACTGGCTGCCATTTTTTCACTAGCTCTTCTGTTAAATAAGACATTTTTTATTCCTTTTATTGTTAAAGTTTAGAAAAGTCAGCCTTTTCATTTAATTAATATTATTTATAATATACTGTTAATCTACTTTTTAATTGACCTTGTAATAGCATTCATATATCCTGCCATTGCTGGATCAACTTTAGATCCACTCGGTTGTTCCTCTTCATCAAGAGGCTCATCAGTTTCACCTACTAAATTAGCTGTTTCAGTTACTGTGTCTGTAGCGAAATAGCTTTCTTTAATTATTGATAGTTTCTTTTGAAACGAATCTTGATCAGTAAATTGTACACCTTCAGCTAAAGTTTGAAACTTCTCTTTTTGAGTTTCTGCTAAACTTTCAGTTACAGTGTCAATCATTTTTTGTTGAGTGCTCTCGTCAATAGCTTTTTTAGCTTCAACGTTTTTAGTCAGCTCAGCATTGAGTTGTGCTTCTAGCTCTTCATTCTTAGCAGCTAATTCTTCAACTACATCTACTTTACTGTCTGGAACATCAATATAATGATCTTCGAATAAATTCTTCAGACCACCCATGAAATCTTCTACTAGCTCAGATTTTAATCCTTGCTCAATAGCAACTTTGTTTTCTTCAGACCATTGCTCTACAACATAGTCAAGATAACTATCTAATTTCTCAGATAATTCTGTCTTGATACCTTCAGCATCTTCTTTGAAAGACTCTTCTACAGTTACGTTGTAAGTTTCAATGTGTTCGTTAATTTTTGAAACAACAGCAGATTCAAAAACTGTTATTGCTTTTTCTTTGAACTCTTCTGATAATTCTTCATTACCGAATAATGCTTTTACATCAGCTTTAATGTCAATATCTTCTGGTGTTACCTTGTATGAAGTTTCAGAAATAGATTCGCCATCAGCTTCTGCTTCTTCAGCCATTTTTGGTTTCATACCAGACATCATATTTCCATATGTGCTTTGAATGTCATTCTTTGACATACGAGACATTTTTTTAACCATAGCATTAATCATTCCCATTTTAGTGCCAGCCATAATAGGCTTTTTAGGCTTCTCGGAAGAGCCTTGCATTGGAGTTGATTTTTCACCTTGATCTTTACTTGGACCAGGCGCTGCTGCTTTCGTTGATGTTGGCTCAGGAACTTCTGAAGGGTCACCCATAGATGCCTTGAATTCATCAAGCTCCACTTGACTTTCTTCAACAACTTCCTGATCTTCTGTTTTAAGATCTTGTTCAGACATGATTATTTCTCCTTGTTAGGTTATCTGTTTTATATTATTTATAAGTTTATAGTTTTGAAATAAAATTAGAAAATACTCTCAATTTTGCTTCTTCAAGGTTCTTTTTAGAGTATTTTTCAATCTCATCTTTATACTCAGCCATTTGCGCTTCTCTGAGAACCCCATTATCCCATACCCATTCCTTACCTTCCATGATACCTTCTACGAAAGCATCAGGAGCCGAAGGATCAGCTACAATGTCAGCAGCTGTGGCTAAATGATAATCTTTTTGTACAACCTGAGTTCCACTACCGTTTTGTTTCAGTGAACCCATTCCTCTTGAGCTAACACCCAATGTTGCTCCTTCATCCATTAAATTCTTTACTATCTTACCGTATGGAGTATCCATAATTTTAGCTTCACCCATATAATTATTACCATCCTGATAAAGATCAGTAATCATGTGACTAACTCTTTCAAGATTTATTGTTGGTCCACTAGGATGACCCAACTCACCATAAGCTCTATTCTTTTGTATATAATCTTTGTTATACTTTTCAACGTTTTCTTTTAAAATACCCATTGGGTAAACTCTGCCATTACGATTCTTGATCTCTCCTTGCATGAAGACACCTTTAATCTTATAGGCTTTTTTACCATTCTCATTTGCTTCTGTAATGTATTCTAACTTATGATCAACTATTTCTGATATTAGTTTCATTATACCTCTCCAGATGTTTTCTTTAGTTTAAGTATTAACGTACCAAGTCCGGTAGTTACAAAATTTACATTAGATGCTTTTTCAAATGAATTCTCTATTTGCATTCCGTCAAACTTGAAATGACCTGAATTGCCAGGACATACTAATACTGTATTAGCACCTCTTTTGATCAACCAAGTATTAGCAGAAACATTTCCATCTTTTTGTGTCCAGAATACTTCTCTAATAGTCATTCCTGTAACTGTTTCTCCAGCATTGTTTGCTTTTGACGTTCCTGCCACACCAGTACCTAAATTTACAAAACCAGCTGTATTTGCTTGCAGTACCAATGTTCCATTATTTTGATTTACTGTTATTTTTGTAGCCATTATTTTCTCTCCGCAAATGCAAGTGCCTTCATAAAGCCAGCTGGGCTAGACATTATGTCATTTGACATTGCTTTTAAACTTGGACCTTTAACACCTTGTAATGCTTTATGAATCATTTTTGCTTGGTCTGGATCAACTGTCATTGATTTACCATTTTTAAATTTATAACTAACTGGTGTTTTGCTTTTAGCAATATTCTTCATCTTTATCCTTACCATTACATTCTCATCAAGATCTTCAACTTCTTCAACTTCTTCCTTAATTTTTTTCATTTGCATTTCACCAGCAGATTTGTTTGCTTTGGCTGTTGCAATAGCTTTCTTTGTTGCTCTTAACTCTTTGAATGTTTTACCTTTAGACTTAACAACTTCTCTTTCTCCTGGCTCACCATCGTGACCTTTATGATCACCAGCATGCTTTGTTGTAGCAGGTCCTGATTGTCCAGGCTCAGCTACAGGATGTTTTGTTGTTGTAATTGTATGTTTATCTCTAAAGTCAACTTCTCCTTGACTTCTTGGCTTAATATCTTTTGCCTCATCATCATCATCTTGATAGTTGGCTATAGCATAATCAGCAGAAGGACCACCGACGTTTACTTTAGCTTTTTCTATAATTTGTTTAAACTTCAGCATCCTTTTTCTCCTTGTCTTGTACTTCGACGCTAGCTTCAGTTTCTTGGTCATCTTCCACTTTAGGTTTCAAAAAATTCTGAGCAACATCTAATTTTTTAACATCAAGGTAATCAGCAACTTTATTCATCAGCATATCATTAACTGCAGATTTAAATGCAGATGTGTCTCCAGTGCTCAATGCATTAACAGCATCTTTTGCTGAGTCGTGTTTCATTTGCATTACTTCTGGATTTTTTACTTCGACTGGTTGTACCATAATTTATCTCCTTGTTTAATCTATTTATAATATTTTTGAGTTTTAGTTATATTTCCTTTTACTGTCATATTTAAGCTGGATTAGATGGCGTATCTGTTGATTGAGAAACCCCAACATTAGTAAAATCATTATCCTCACCACTAAAATCCTCACCTAAATCACTACCATTAGAAAAATTTAGAAAAAAGCTCGTTTCTCCATAAGCGCCTGAATATTCTATTGGTAAGATATCGTCTCCAGTTCCATCTGTAAAATCTGATGGAGTTAATGCTTGATCATCAATAAAATAATAATCAGCCATATAACCATTATAATGATAATTTGTATAATACATACCTATTCTATGTTCTCCAGCTGAATTGTGAAGTCCTTCATAATTAGTACCACCATTATAATTAGTATAGGTTGTACTAGTTATTTGTACACCATCTCTATAGTATTTGATTGCATTTGCAATATTACTTTGTGTTGAATCAATTGCAAGTAAGTGATGTATCCATGCAGTTCCATGAACAAATGCTGCAAAATTTGCGGACATTACATTTGATCCAGCTCCATTAGTTTTTTGACAAGCCATTGCGTTATCTTCACCAATTTGAAAGTTATCTAATTGGTTATTTGGATTAGTATAGGAACCTCTTTGTGTAAAAATCTGCTGCCCTGAAGCTCCGTCCATAGCTCCCAATTTAAGCCATACAGACAATGTATATTTTTTCCTATTACCACCAGAGCCAAATGATCTTTTCATGTGATCTGCTTGAGAACGTTGCCATTGACCAGAGAATCCAATCTCATAGTCTCCACCAGTTGATGCACCCATAAGTGGTAAATGATTTCTGTAAATACTCATATGAGCTCCTAACTATAAGCTAGTGAGGCGACTGCTTGGATTCTTGCTGTTGAATATACTACATAATCAATTCTATCAACACCAGCTGCAGTTGTTGTTAATGTTGGAGCTGTACCTCCAATAAAATCCCACACTGTTGAATAACTCAATGTTCTGGATCCAGTTCCGTCCTGCGTCACAAATATTGTTCCTGCTTGACCAACTGCAACGTTGGCTGGTCTTCCTAATCTTGTACTTGCACCAAGTGTCAAATTAAATATGTTTGCATTTGCAAAATCTATAGTCACGTTTGCACCACCAACAGTTACACTCTCAACTCTACCTAATTGAGCTTTAGCATATGTTGCACTGTTATGAGTAAAAACTCCATTTGCTGCAGCTACATTACCTATTCTAAGTTCTCTGGCACCAACTACATCAGCACCCATTTTAGTATTTGCACTTACTGCACCTGTTGCTAATTCTGATGCTCCAACAGCACCAGCTTTTATATTACTTGCATCTATTATATTTGCAGCTATTTTAGTATTTGCACTTACTGCACCTGTTGCTAACTCGGTTGGTCCTACTGCGCCTGTTGCAATAGCATGTGCTGTAATAATACCTGCATTGAATTGTGTATTAGCTGTTAAAAGATCACTTGATCTTAATTCTGTTTTTCCAACATTACCAGTTGCAATAGCATGTGCTGTTATTACTCCTGAACCAAAAGCTGTATTAGCTGCAATACCACCTGCAGCAACTTCAGTTGCTTTTACAGCACCTGTTGCTATTTCGGCAGCGCCTACAGCACCATCTACTATATTGGTATTTGCGACAGCATTGTTTGCAATACCATCTAATCTAATTCTTGATAAACCGCCCATAATTGTCCTTTACTTTTATTTATCTATTTATCCCAAAGCTATAGCAAAAGCTAACGAATCACTAACAGATCCTAGCTCATTAAATGTTGTACCGTCGTTAGTAAATTCAAATTTATTTCCTGTTTCGTTAAATCTTATTTCAACATTTGCTTGATTTCCTCTATTTACTTTTATACCAGCATCATTACTTGGTGTTCCATCTAAACCAGCATTAAGTATCATAAATGCACTCTCAACATTTGAACTTGAAGTTGTTGTTTGTGTGGTTGTACCTTGCACTATTAAGTTACCAGTGATTGTTACTGATTGTCCAGAAAAACTTATATTTGTTGCATCTGGTTTAACAAATGTAGAATTAACATATGAGTTAGCAGCTGCATATGCTTTTGTAGTAAAAGTAGCTGAAGCATTTGCAACTTGTAATCTATCACTAACTAAAGTTCTTATAGCTGTATTAGTACCTCCAAGATTTGTATTTAAATTTCCTATTGCTGCATTTGTATTCGCTAAAGCAGCCAAAGAAGCAACATTCGCAATTTGTGCTCTATCGTTTATTAATAATCTTAATGCAGTATTACTTCCAGTTAAGTTAGTGTTTAGATTACCAATAGCTAGATTAGTATTAGCAAGTGCAGCTAAACTTGCAACATTAGCAACTTGAGCTCTATCACTAATTAATGTTCTAAGTGCTGTGTTGGATCCAACTAAGTTTGTATTAAGTAATGCTATTCCTGAATTTGTATTTGCTAATGCAGCTAATGAAGCAACATTTGCAACCTGTGCTCTGTCATTAATTAATAAGGTAATTGCGGTAGCAAAATTAGCATCATCTCCTAATGCAGCAGCTAACTCATTTAACGTATTAAGTTGTGATGGAGCTGCATCTATTAAATCATTAACAGCGTTTGTTATATCTTGTTGTTGTATTGTACCTACTGTTGTAGTCGCAACACTTCCCATATGTGCATGAGAAGAACATTGATAGAATACTGTTGGTGTAGTTTCTGTTATAACTATTTGTGTATAAGCGCCTGCTGATCCAGGTGTTCCATTTGTTGTTACACCTGTAGTATGAGATGTACTTTTAGCTGCATCTTTGTAAAATCTTAGTGGATGACTTCCATTTGAACTATCAGATTGATCAAACCTGTAAGTCATATTTGGTACAAGAATTAATGAAGGTGACTCTTTACCGTTTATTGAATAAGCTAAACTTGAACCTTGACCAGTATATGGATGAGCAGATGTTTTAGTAATTACTTTAGTTGTAAAAAGTTGATAACTAGCTGGGTTCATCACCAACATTGTATTAGCTTCAACTGCAGGTAGTTCAATACCACCATCTGCAGATGCTTTTATTTCTGTTGCTCCAAGAGATAATGTATTACCAGATAAGAATAAATCTTTAAATCTTTTTTCTTCGGATCCTAAATTAAATGTTACATTTGACTCTGGAAGTATATCTCTAACATGTAATGTTGTTTTAGGTCTTGGTCCTATACCACCACCAGCACCACTACTTGCTAAGTTTCTTCTAGTTATACTTGCACTTATATTATTTTTAAAAGATTGTAGATCAACTGTTAATTCGTCTTTAAGAGGTTTAAGATCTACCGACGTACCATCTTTTCCACTAGGTCCTTGTAATCCTTGTGGCCCAATTGTACCTCGCTCGCCCGTCTCGCCTCTCGGTCCGATAAGTCCTTGTAGTCCTTGTATGCCCTGTATACCGGGTTCACCCTGTTCACCTTTATCACCTTTTTCTCCTTTATCGCCTTGTAATCCAATTGGTCCTATTGGTCCAATTGGTCCTTGTTCACCAAGTAATCCTCTTGGTCCAATAGTACCACGTGGTCCTACTTCACCTTTAGATCCTTGTTTTCCTTCTTCACCAATTAATCCTCTTTCACCTTTTTGTCCTGGTATACCTTGACCACCTCTTGGACCTACAATAGATCCAATATCAGCTGTTTCTCCATCTGTGTAATTTAAGTGTAATTTACCTTCTTCAATAAAAGCTGCATTGATAGCTCTACCAGCTTCACCTTTATCTCCTTTTGGTCCAACAGGACCTTTTGCTTCTATTATGATTTTTCTATCTGGACCAGATTCGCCTTTAGGTCCTTGAGGTCCAATATCTCCTTTTGGACCACGAGGTAATTTATCTTCATTTAGTTTGTAGTTACTAAAATCAGCTCTAAGTTTTTTAATTTCTTGTTTAGTAAATGCTAGTGATGTAGCAAGGACCTTAGCATTTTTGATGTCATTTTCCATCTTCTTCTGCCTTATCATCTAAAGTTTCTTCAATAATCTTAGTCATACTATTTACTAATGATTTCTCTTCTTCAGATATTGTATTGGCAGCTTGAAAACTTTCTTGAGGTTGCTCAGGCTCTGGTTCTGGTTCTGGCTCTGGCTGTTGATCTTGTTGTTGATCTTCACCATCTTCTTCTGGCTCGTCTTGAAGTTCTGTCTTCATCCTGTCCTCTTCTTTTTCTATCTCATCTTCATTCATTCTCAACACTGATTTACGAACATATTCTTTACTAAAATACTTACCAACAAATGCATCAACTTCACCAAGTAATCTTAATCTATCACCCATAATTTCACCATACTTTAATTCAGTGAAATGATTATCTTCTAAGAAGTCATAATGTATATGCTCTTTCATTTCTTTGAACTCAGCTCTGGTAGTAACTCCTGTTAATACTAATTGTATTTCAAGAATATTATCAAATAGAGTAGTAAATTTATTTCTTAGTCTTTGTACAAACTTTGTAAACTTTAATTCATCTCTAGTAATTTCAGATGCTCTACCAAGATTAAAATTAGTTTCAGATTCCATTCTTGTTATAGGAACATTAAGTGCTTTGTATAGTTTTTTCTTAAAGTAATCTACATCATCCATTTCACCTAGATTTTGTCCTCCAGGCAATGTTGTAATCTCTGTACCTTTACCACCTTCTCTTCTTGGTAACCAAAAATCTTCTAACATAGTCATAAACTTTCTATCGTCTCTGACTTCACCTGTAGATGCATCATATACTAATTTATTCTTATGCTTAACCATCATATCTCTTAGATACTGTTCAGCTTTTACTTTAGGTAAATTACCAACATCTATATAAAAGATTCTTCTTTCAGGTGCTCTTGCTAATCTGTAAATTACAGTAGCATCTTCTAACATTCTTAATTGATTTAATGGCTTAATTGCTTTGTGTAGATGACCAAGAACTAATAACATTCTTTGATCTAATAAACCACTATGTGTATATGAAATACTATCTTTGGATATTTTTAATCCTTGGTTTGCTCTATTGATTCCTCTTGGGTGATATATGTAATACTCATTATATCCTTTAGTAACAATAGCATCCATCTGATCATCTTTTCTTTTGATAGCTTGCTTTATCTTTCTAATTTTTCTTGGATCAATATATCTTAATTCTTGAATACCTAATCTTGGATTACTTTCATCAATAACTAAATGATAATATAATCTACCATCAATATACCATTTTCTGAATAGATCGTAAGCATTAGTAGTAAAGTTTAACATCATAAGTATTTTGTTATACTCTTCTCTAATTTTATTTTTTATTGAATTACTTACTTTGAGATCATCTAATACAATTGAAACCGCTGGTTCCTTTTCGTTGTATACTATAGCTTCGTTTACAATATCATCAATAGCAGAATCACATTCCGGTTGGAGTGACATTTCTCTATATCTTGTAACTAATTCTGCTTCTGATTTTGCTGAACCCTCAAGGTCTACATATGTACCGTAAGCACCGCCCGCTGCAATTTCAATTGCTCCATCATCCGTAGTTGGTGGAACAAACGATTTAAGATTATCGTCTTTTAATTTCTGTTCATCTTCCTTTCGACCAATGCGAAAGCCAAACAATTCTATTGCCATAACTATTCCTTTAAGAGTATTGTACTACAAATCTATTTATTAGTCCAATACTTTTTCAATTAAATTGCTTTAAATACCACCAGCATTGCCAGTGATACCACCAGAAACTTCCCAATAATCGTATGTGAAACTAACAGTAAACTCACTTACCGCGTCTGTACCCCAATCCATTTCTATAGTAGATATTTCAGTTGGGAATATACCAACGAAGTTATATACTCTGAGTGGAACTCCAGTTTTACTAAATTGCGTTACTTGTGCAGTAGACTTATATAAAGCTGGTGAAGAAGCTCCAAACTTTCTTAGGTTTGTTTGAAAACCGTTAATGTTATTAGACCACTCTTCCATAGAGTTTCTAATAGACATATCTTCATCATTTAATATAGTTACGTTCCAATCAGCAAATGTTCTATTTCCAGCAAGTCTTAATTGTCTGCCAAAATATGGAACATCTAAGGGTGCAATTGTAGCAGCTGGAATTTGTGCAGCTCTTGCTAAAAATGGGACTTGAATATCAGCAACAGCGTTAGCTGGATTTGATATGTTCACTTGGAATAAGGAGGTTCTTGCTCCTCCTAATTTTAGTGCTCCTGCAAATAAGTTAATATTGAATGCCATCTATTTTCTCCTACTAATATTTATGTTAAAATTGACCAACTACTTCAGAAAATTCAACACCAGTTCTTACAGCTACAAAGTTAAGTTGAATGAAGTTTATAGATCTACTTGGTTTAATGAATATATCACCAACAAATCTATTAGTATCAATTACTTGTGGAGTATTGTTTGTTTCATCACAAACTACTCTGAAGTCTTGAATACCTCTTCTACTTTGTACATCTCTCAAGAATGGCTCGACTAGTTGAACAAACTGTGATCTAGTAAATGCATCATTGAACTCAAAGAGAGTAAATTTAGCAGCAGTTGAAATTGCTTTCTCAAGAACTATGAATAATCTTCTTACATTAATTCTATCGAATGCACTTGGCTTTTCTAATAATGTTTTGTCTCCAAATAATATTGTTCCAGACCCTGGGAAAGAAGTGACTGGGTTAACACCATTTTTATAAAGTAGATCTCTTTCTGCTTTATTTGGATTGAATGCTAATCTAGTTACGTTCTTCATAATACCTCTATTGAATCCAGCTGGTGAATACCAAGGATCTCTAGTAGTATCTGTTCTAACCATTAGACCAGCTGTATCTCCATTTGCTGGAATATATCTTTGAAGATCATTAAATTTATCGTATTGATACTTCCATCCACTATCCATAACAGCGTATGAAGTTGATGGTAAGCTATCTCTAAATGCAACAACATCTTCAGCTTCTTTGCCTGAATATGTATTGTTGTTTACAACATCAGCCCTTTCAGGTGATAGAACAACTACACAATCTTTTCTTGACTCAGCAATGTTGCTTATATTATGTTCTGTTACTACTTGATTTCGAGCTGAATTTATTATTATAGATACATCTACATCTTCAGCACTTTTAAAGTAGTTGTATCCTTCAATGTAATCTGCATTTCTTGGAGCAGATCCATCTCTACCTCTACTTAAACTTTTAGTATCAGGTAATGGATCACCACTGAATGTTGTACCAGCAGCAGCCGAACCTGCATTTGTTGAACCGTCATGTGCAGCCCAGAATAAATATTTTGATTGTTGATTAATAACTTCTTTATAGAAATTGACTGATCCATCTTCATTCTTAGCATCAGATGCAAAACTCAAGTTACCAAATGATTCTAGTACAGTGTCTTTAACACCAGACCACTCGCCATCTTCATCAGCAACAACTACGTGAAGTTCATCACCAGTACCTCCAACTGTATTTGCATATGCAGTTGTTGATGGTGCTTTATCAAAGTTACTAAAGAACTCCCATCTTCTAGTTGCTCCAGAAGCAGAAGCACTGTGTGTAGCAGCAGTACCATATTGTGAAACTGTGTTTCCTAAATATTTTGTGGATAATGTTAATACACTATTGTTTGAAATAGATGCAACTTTACCTGGAAATTTATCAGGACCTAATAGTAATGTGTCTCCAACCTTTAACTCACTAGAAAATGCAGTTGCAGCAGTACCACCTCCATTGGCTCCTGATCCTGTTGTTGGAACACCATTAACTGTTTTTGAACTATTTGTAACAGCTATGTTACCTGTAATTGTTGATTCGTATGCGTTCGAACTTGGACATACTGAAACTTTTAAACTGTTTCCTAATGCTCCAGGATATCTTGCAGCCCATGCTCCAAATCCAGATATACCTGTGCTATATTGCTCATCATAATCTTTTTCATTCTTTAATAATAAGAATGCAGCAGATGTATTAGCAGCAGTTGCATTTGTTGCTTTAGATGTAGCATCAGCAGTAGATTCGTTTACTACTCTTACAACATATAATGCGTTACCATAAGCAAGAAAGTTACTTGCTACAAAAAAGTCTGTAGCAGTATTTGCTGTTAATGGTTTTTGAAAGTTTGATACTAGATCATCTTCTGATGTCGTTAAAACTCTTTGACATGCTGGTCCCCATCTTAGGTGGGCAGCTATGCCACCTTCTGTCGTGGAAACGGCAGGGATTACGGTTGTAAGATCTATCTCTGATACATTTACACCTGGTGAAACTTGGAATGGCATTTTTATCTCTCCTACTTTGTAACAATTATAATTGTTTAATTTGATTCTTGCAATTATTTATAATTTTTTAGTTTTATGAAAAGTCACGATCTTTTTGTATAATCCATCTATCATGGTCATTATTAAAGTTATCTACTTGCTCATTATCTTGAATTCCATCTTCTTGAAATCCCAATGGTAGCATCTGTTCATCAAACTGTTTCATTCGCTCATTATATAGTCTTTCTCTAATGTCTGTATCAGTTATTTCCTTAAAGTAATCTTGTCTAACCATCCAAGCAAATAACACTGTACACATAACTAAATCATCATTGGTTCCTTCTTCAGCTTCATAGCTACTTCCTCTACCAACAAAAGAAGATAACTCTGCAATGATATCAAAATCTTTTATAATTAACTTATCATTCTCAATTAAATCTTTTAAATTACTACAACCAATTCTTTTTACTTGCTTTGTTGTCTTAACACCAATAGTTGTTGATCCAGCTCCAAAACCACTACTAATAACTTGACCAGCCCTACCTTTGTGTGTAGTAGTCATTAAGTTTTCATAATTAAGATCATTATGCATAATATCAACAACTTGTTGACCAATATCATTAGTTTCAATTAACATATAAGCATCATTATAATTCTTACCTATATTATGCAATGTTGTTGGATATAATAATGGTGAAACGTGTTTATCTCTAAAACTACCAACTATTTTAAATGGCATCTCTGTTACATCAAATAAGACAAAAGCACTATAATCTAATCCAACTCCTCTTGCTGTATCAACTGTCATCATATAAACATGATCTTTTTGAGGCTCTTCAAACTGAACAAAGTTACCATATTTTTTAATTGGATACTCAAATGGCATATTTCTAAGTTTAGTTGAACTAATCAGGGTATTCATACTTCCAACAAATTCACACTCAAACTCTTGTCTAAATTGTTCTTCGCTAGTATTGCTTATAGTTTCTTTCTTCCATTTTTCATCTCTACCTGGTATTTGATCCCATGTAACTTCTATTGGTTTATATGCATTCTTTTCATCAACACTATCACTCCATAATTTATAGAAATGATTTAATCCATTTGGAGTACTTACAATTATTACTTTTGTTGTTTCACCAGAAGATATTGTAGGATAAACAGAAGCAAAAAAACTTTCTGCAAGGTTATTACTTACAAATGCAAACTCATCTAAGAATATTAAATTATAAGATCCACCCCTAATAGCACTACCACTTGTTGCACTAGATATAATTTTGGATCCATTCTCTAATTCTATATTACCTTTATTCCATACAACAACTCCTTGTTGTAACCACTTTGGTAGATGTTCGTATGCAAGTTGAATCTTACCTAATAAGTCTCTTGCTAAAGATCCTTTGTTTGCTAGAATAGCAATACTTTGTTGATCGTGAAATAATATTAACCATAACATATAAGCTGTTACAGTTGTACTTTTACCAGATTGTCTTGGGAGCTTGTTAATTACAAATCTTTCGCTAACAAATTTGTTAACCATTGTTCTTTGAAAATCATATAGCTTAAATGGAATTAAGCCTTTATCAACATTAACAATTTGAATATATGTTTCTATAAAGTACTCAGCATCTTTTGCACACTTTATAAATTCTTCTACTTCCTCTTTGGTATATTCAACATTTACATTGGATTTTTTTAGATTTGGATTTCCAAGGTAATTATCATTCATTATTTCTTTTATTGATTAATTTTTGTAGTTCACTTGTATTACCAACAAATAATGCATTAGTAACATTTTGTGGTGCATCAGGAGAATCTTTCTTTAATACTTTAACTTTCTTTTGTATTTCTAGTAGATCTTTATTTGTATCACTTAGAGTTTTTACTAGTTGACTTACAACTTCAAATGCTCTAGGATGTTGAGATTGCTGAGCAACATCAACTAAAGTATTTAATGCATCAGATCCTTTTTCAATAATATTGTAGAGGTTTTCTCTTGCATACTTAAAATCATTATCCACTGTTTCTTCTGAATTGTCAACAGTTTTTAATTCTTTCTTCTCGTTGACCTTTTCTGGTAAATCAAATATACCTTCCATGCTCTTATCAAATGCTGTCATTACTGTTCTCCACTAAGGTTTATATCATAATCTATTGCAAATCCAAATGTATCATTAGCACTAATATTATCTATACTTATACTAGCAGCACTATTACTTGTTGGGGATCCATTTGCAAGTAATGCTGGTGTAACTTTGAGAGTTTCTAATTTAACACCACCGGCACCTGTACCATTAATAAAATCAATATTTGTTCTTTTAATAATTCCACTCTTTTTAACAGGACCATAGATGTATCCTTTTACTAAAAAGTCTAAATTATAAATTAAACTTCTTCTTGTTTCAAAGTCTCCATCATAACTATCTTCTGTTGTTACACTTTGAAGTACTGTTGGAACATCATGTTTGATATTCATTTCTGGTATTATGTTTATTGTTGATGTCCAATCAGGAGTAAAGAAAGGTAGTATTTGTTCTAATATTTGAACTCCATCATCTGCATTCTTTACAAATATACTTAAATTAAAATTAAAGTCATATGGTACTGGACTAAAAACTGTTTTTATTGTATTGTTTGATCCAGCTGTTCCTTGTACATTTACTCTTCTTTGTGTTGTTGATAATTTTCTTTCAGGTGCATATTGCATTCCAGTCATTTCAAAACCCATTCTTGGTAAACTAACACTTGATTGTTTAGTTAAAGTTGGATCTTGTTCCACTCTTGCTAAAAACTTTTCTTTAGGTCCATAAGCAATAGGAACAGCTAAAGATTTTAATCTTACACCACTTGTATTGAATCTCTGAACTACAATGTCATTAAACAATGTACCAAATAATACAACATATCTTCTTATAACTTGATTATAGTATTGATGTCCAAACATTAGTACCTATCTACCTCACTAAATGGGTTTCTTTCACTAAAGTCAATAATACTTTCTCCTTCAGATTCAAAGAATGAATTATTAGCACCAGCATCTTGAGTAAATAATTGATACTCTTGTATAATTGAATTACCTTCTTCTTCAAGTAAGTTTTCTCCATCTTCAAGTAACATTTGATATAATAATGTATCAAGAGTCTGTGAAGTCTCAATTGTATCAATTTGAGTATTACCAGTGTTAATTGTTTCACTACTGTATTTGAATAACTCACATCTAAGATCAAAAGTTTGTAATCTTCCTGTTTGATAAAAGATCTGTTCATGTTCTACAAACTTTATTTCAAACATTTTATTAACCAAAGGAAAAAATATTAAATCACCTTCCATTGGTCTTTCGGTTGTAATTGTATAATTATTTACACCTGTAGTTCCTGTTTCTAAAACTATACTTTCTGTATGACTATTACCGGTAAGGAATTGTCTTGATGGACTATCTGTGTTTGCTGATTCTTGAACATAGTTATATCCAACTTCTGTTGATAACTTCTCTGTTCTTATTTGATCGTATCTTTTTCTTGCAACTGTTAATGTAAGTTGGTCATTTATTTGAACACCAAACTTACTCATAAAGTCACCTTCACCTTCAAATCCTTCAACATTTTTTATATACATTTCTACATCTGCAGCTGTACTATAACTAATGTTTTTATCTTCACCAAATAAATGATCAATGCCAGCAATTGTTTTTGGCAAATACTTTACATTGTGTCCATAAATTTTAATTGATTCTATTGTAAGGTCTTCTACTAAATCTTGCTCTCTTGCATAAGCAAAATTATTGAAGTATTTATTGGTGGCCATATTAGCCCTCCATATCCATCACTGGCAATGAATAACTGTTGATAACTTCTTGCTCTAAACTTCTTTGTTCTTCAGTTGCTTCTTCCCAGATCTTCTGACCGTTAAAAGTTAGTCCTCCAGGCATTTGCATACCTTCAAATTTCTTAAGGTTTTCACCCCATTGTTTTTTTATTAAACAAGTACCATATCTTCTCAACCACCAATCACTCCACATATCTGTATAAGTATCAGGATTGATAACAGCATAGCCATCTACTATAACAAATGAACCTACAATCAAATCTTCTGATGCTATGTCTATGTTAACAACATTGGTATGTCTATTGAATCTTATTGGTTGACTTCCAACAAATATTTCTTCTAAAGATTCCACATGCCTCATTGCAGTAACATATGGAAGATAAGTTGTTGAAGTAAAATCAAATAAATCATTTAAATGAATTTGATATCTTATATTAAAAAGATTGCTACTATTAGTACTATCTCCAATATTTAATAATTTTGTTACTCCAATAATTTCTGGAGACTCGTTACTAAAGTCTATTGATTTACTATCTTTTATTGCTTGGGTTACTTCAACCTTTTTGATAATTCTTTCTGTACCATCAAAATGATAATCTCTGTAATATTGAAGTGCATCATCTATTCTGTCTTCAATCTGAGCGTCATCAACATTAATGTCAACAACAGGCTTGCCTAATGAACGAAGACAATATTCTTTAAATGTATCTCTTGAAATTGGTGTAGCCATAGTATCTCCTTGATACTATTTATAAGGATTTAGCTTACTCTATTGAATCTGGCCATTCTCCATAAACAGAATTAGCACTGAATTTACCATCACCATCTACAGTTTGTTCAGATCTTGTGATCATTTGAGTAACATTTGCAGTACTTGCTACATTGGCCTCATTAGCAATTGTTGCTGTTCTCACAGCATTAATATATGTATTAACAGCTAATGGAATTGCGGTACCTGATTGAGCTAATCTTAATGTGTACCAGTCATAAGGAGTTATAAGACCTGAAGCTATGGTTTTAATTTTTTTGATCCACATAGTCTTGAGACCTTCAGTCTTAACAGTATTTGTATCTGCACCTGTTGGAGCTGATCCTGCATCAATTTCTGATTGCGTCCACTTTACATCATCCATACCTTTTGCAGTATATGCATATCCACCTACAACAGTTCCAGCATCATCATCAACAGTGTATGATATACTACCTTGAGTATAGTATGTAGTATCTTTCAGACCTGCTTCAGTATAAGAATAAATTCCTATTGCTTTTAGATCAGCAGCTGACCATATTGAAAATATTGTTGAAGGATATTGAGTACCATCTATAGTAATAGCCTTTCTACCCGGTATAATCTCAACAACTTGACTTGCTTTTACTCTTGCCCACATTTAAAAATCTCCTTATGTTTTATTTATGATAAAATGTTACTATTTTTGGTTACTCGTTCTTATTTATGACTATCTTGCTGTGCATGGGTTAGTACCATCACCATTAAATGGATGTTCAGCAAAAGCTAAGTATCCATATATGTTACTACCATTAAAATCTGCATTAGTACTTCTTGGTTTAAAACCATTAGATAAAAAATCTATAGTATTGCCAGTATCATCAGCACCAGTTGTATTCCAAAATAATGCTGTATCTAATGGATTTCTAACACTTCGTGCAGAATCCCAAACTGTCCACCCATTACCAACATCTAATCCTTTAATCATCAACCATTGAGGTCTGAACCCGGTATAAACAAATGAACCATCCGCATTTGCATTTCCGTTGAAGGTTCCAACTCTTGAATATCCTGGTATATCTGTCCAACAATATGCTACATAATTTTTAGTATTTTTATTAGACGTATCTTCCCCACCTACCGTGAACACACTTGAAGTAGGAGTGGTATCATTCCATACTGCACCTGTTTGAGATTGTGAATCATCACTATCAAATCTCATATAATAAGTATTGGGACTAGCAGCTCGTGTCACATTCATATAAACATACCATGATGCCGAGTCACCTAAATTTTTTACTGCAATCATAGTTGGTGCAGCACTTAATCCATGTGCTACAGTTCCTGCACTACCTGTTCCTGTATATTGAACAATACTAAACCCAGCAGTTTGATTTGCTTGAGTAGTTGATGCTATACTAGCTCCTGAACCATCTGTATTAGCAGCAGTAGTTCCACCATTAGCAACCCAGTTCCATGCAACAAAACTTTCACCTGCTTCATTTAAGTTGACAGCATCCTCTGTTGCAAATCCACCTTTAAGAAATTTCTTTAATCCATCTGCAACTGCACTTGCTTCAGCAGATGTATCGTTAGGATAAATTTCTTTACTAATTCCTCTGCTACTATCATAAATTGTATGGTAATCAGTTGTATCTCTATTTTTAACCCAAACCATTCCACCTATACCTTCATCAGATTCAGGAAAGTTTTCTTGACTTAATTTACCATATCCTGATGGTGCTGTAAAATCATATGCTTTAGATCCAAAATTATAATCCCAAGTAGAAGCATAACTGCCTGGTGCAAAAACCTCTTGAACAGGAACAAATCTATGATCTTTTGGATCAAATTCAAATGTTGGATTAGTTCCATTAGCAGGGTTACCATCTGTTCCACCATCAGCAGCAAAATATGTTGTAGATGTTCCTGATGCATCATAGTGACCTATAAATAATTTACCATTATCCATATCAAGGGCCCATAACCAATAATCTCCGTCAGCCATGTTAGTAGATCCAATAGTAGACAAAGATTGTGAAGTTGATCTTACATCAGTAAATTTAAAACCACTTTCCATTCTACATGCCAAGACACCAGCAGATCCTGCCATATTAGCATTTGTAGGTATTGCTTGAACTTGAATTAAATTAAGATCTGCTAAACCACAATCTGGATTAGCTATACCTTGATATCCACCTACAGCTGTTGCTTTGACTTCCCAATACCATTTACCTGATTGAGGAATTGTTTTATTAAAACCAATTTTAGGATATCCTGATCCAGAAGCATAAACTAATTGCAAACCTCCTTCTTTAAGAGTTGGAGCAGTACCAATAGCTGTAAAAGGATCAGCAGTTATAAAATTTTGTGTAGGGCTATCTGTTCTTATATGATCGGTTCCTATACCATTAAGTGTGTCAAAATCATTTCCATTACCACTTGTATCATCTCCTATAGTAAGACCAGCTGTATTAGCAAACGTACATCTGAAACCATTGGTACCATATGTTATACCTGTTAATGCTTTTGGGACCCATCTACCTGTTGAAGTATCAGTTACTCCAAATACAGAAGGAGCAACTACAGAACCAGAAACACAATTAAATTCAGCTATATAGCCATCAAAGAATTGAGCTGCAGAATGTGAAAGAGATGATATTCTCATAACTGTACCGTCAGCTAATCCAACAATATCTGTATTTTGAGCTGGGTTATTATCTGAATTCCAACTTGTTATTCTATCTCCATCTATATAAAGTTGTGATCTATCTGTAGCAGTACTTTGACTTGCATCTACTTGCCAAAGAAAATGATAAAACTTATCTGTAGTTTGAAAAGTTCTGTTTGTAACTTTTTGATATTCTGTTGTACCGTTTGTTAAACGAAGCATAAGTCTATCTGAAGTATCAAATCTAGCAAACAATCTTCCACTAGGAGCTGCACCAAATAAACATGTTTCATTACCAAGCCTTGCTCCTGATGGTTTAAACCAAAACGAAAAAGTAGCTTTTCTTTTATTATCATCACCAGCAACTGTATCTTGAGTTCTTTGTAAATAACTACTACTGCTATAATCTACCATAACACTTTTTGCTATAGTACCATCATTGGTGAATGGAACAAAGTTACCTACACGTTGACCACCACCGTTACCCTCGTATGTGAACGAGCTCATATGTTGTTTGCCAATTATTATTGTTCCAGCCATTATAGTAAATCCTTTACGTTTTCAAAGTATGTATATCCTGTTGGTGTAGTACCACTAACTTCTGTTGATCTTAATAAAGTCCAAACATTAGTACTTTTACTATTTACAGCAAATGCATAATCAAGTGATCCAATCATATCTGAGATAGTAATAGTAGGGTTGTCACCTGTTGCTGGGTTACCATCAATACCAGCATCAGCTGCAACAAATTTCATTGCTGTTGCACTTGCATCATAAATTCCTAAAAAACATTTTCCTGTACCCATATCAACCGCCATCCAAAATTCATCACTAGTGGTAATAGGTAAACTTGGATCTATAGCAGCACTGCCTATGTAATTATAAAGTGATGCATCATTACTACTAGGTAAAAATTGTATACCATCATTATCTTGGCCACCAATTGCTTCATTGGATCCAGCTGCATCTCCAAAGTTAGTATTTGTAGCTTTTGTTATTCCCATATTCCACTCATCATTACTATTATCAGTTGCCTTAAATGCAACAGCCCATTTACCTGTTGCAGGTATATTAGCTGTTAAACTAATATTTGTTCTTGTACTAGGTCCTGTATACTCTAAATTACCATTAGTTAGTGTACCACCACTTTGTTGATTGTTTAATGGATTAAATGTTATTTGATTATTTGTAGGAGTATCTGCTCTTTGGTCATTAGTTGCAAGATTAGTAGAAGCATAAGTAGCAAACGTATTTCCTGATGCTACATTTTTACCTAAATCGTTGTTTGTTTCTCCTGTTATTCTAAATCCATTTGTTCCATATGATCCAGTATATTTTTTAGGGATCCAAATATTGGTATCTTCTTTAAACTCTCCAAAATTTTCTGGACCTAAAGCTGTTCCATCAATATGATTACACTCTGCCATATAACCATCAGCATTATTACTTGTACCACCTCCATACTTACCAAATAAATGAAGATTTGCTGCATTCCAATTCATTTGATAGTTTTGTGCAGGCATTGAACTTTCAGCATAATTTGATTCTCTTTCTCCGTTGACATATAATCTAACTCGTTCAAATTTAGTTGCTTGAGTCGTATCAACTGTAACAACAAAATGATACCATGCGCTAGGATCTCTGAATAATCTATTTGTTTCTAATATCTCTTGTGTTGTACCACTAGCATTATTAAAAATACATAACTTATCTCCAGCAGCACCACTTCCTACATCATTATCAATCATTATAGAAAAACGATTATTGTTGTCTGCATAACTGTTCCAAAGTTGATGTGCAGCACCACTTAGACTTCCAAGTAATCCAAATTTCCACCACCAACTTATAGTAAATGTTCTTTGATTGCCAGCACTTGATACTGTTCTGCTTATATAAGCACTATCAGCTTTATTGAATCGAATTGATTGACCTATTGTGAATCCAGTGCTTTGACCAGCAGCACCTGCTAACATACTTGTTTCTGACAGACTTGTCATATTACCTCTAACTTAATGCTAGTGTAGCGACTGCATGAATACTTGAAGATGACCTTACGACATAATCAATTCTATCTACTGCAGAAGCTGTTGTTGTTAATGTTGGAGCTGTTCCTCCAGCAAAATCCCATACAGAAGAATAACTCAATGTTCTGGATCCGGTACCATCTTGAATTACAAAGATGGATCCTGATTGACCAGCTGTAATATTACCTGGTCTATTTAAGTGTGTTGTAGCACCCAATGTTAATGCAAAGTGATTTGTATTTCCTAAATCTATTGTTACGTTTGCAGCACCAACTGCTACAGCATGTATTGTTCCTCTTTGTGCCTTAACAAATGTATGAGCATTATGTGTAAACACACCATTTGCTGCAGCTACATTACCTATCCTTAATTCTCTTGCTCCTACTACATCAGCTGCCATTTTTGTATTTGCTGATACAGCTCCTGTAGCTAATTCAGATGCTCCAACAGCACCAGCTTTTATATTACTAGCTGTAATTATGTTTGCACCAATTTTAGTATTCGCACTTACTGCACCTGCAGCTAACTCGGTTGGACCTACTGCACCTGTTGCAATCAAGTCAGCCGTTATAGCACCAGTTGCTAAAACTGTATTTGCATTTACAGCACCTGCTTGTAAATGTTGTGGACCAACTGAATCATTAGCCAAGTTTATAGCAGTTATAACTCCTGTGCCCATTTTTGTATTAGCAGAAACAGCTCCTGTAGCTAACTCAGTTGGTCCCACTGCACCTGTTGCAATTAGATCTGCTGTAATGGATCCAGTTGAGATTAATGTATTAGCACTTATTGCTCCATTTGCTAAAGCATGTCTTGTGATTACTCCATTGGCAAAGAATGTATTAGCATTAATAGCACCAGCTTTTAATTCAGTACTACCAATACTATTTGTTGAGGTTGTTCGTATTGCATTGAAGGTTTCTCCAAGCAAGACACCAAAAAACGCATGGCCTCCTGTTGGAGCTGTGTTAAAAATTATTTGATTGTTTCTAATGGCATAACCTTTTTCAGGTTCTAACACAACATTGTTGACACTTATAATTACTTGTGTTGATGTAATAATATCAGGTGCATCTCCACCAACAGTTAAATTGAAAGTCTTGAGACTTCCATTAAAACCTGCTTTGATGTCATCTAATTTAGCAAATCTACCTGCCTTAGGTTCTCTTCCTATATAAGCCATATTTTTTCCTTACCTTTATTTATGCCCTTTATGCTAATGCTAGAGTCGCTACCGCATGTATGCTAGATGTTGATTTGACCACATAATCAATTCTATCAACAGCAGACCCAGCAGTTGTCAATGTTGGAGCTGAACCTCCAGCAAAGTCAAATACACTTGAATAACTTAATGTTCTAGATCCAGTTCCGTCTTGTGTCACAAATATTGTTCCTTTTTGACCAGCTACAATATTGCTAGGTCTGTTTAGATGCGTTGAAGTGGTCAATGATAAATCAAATACATTTGTATTGCTAAAATTTAATGTTACGTTTGCAGCACCAACAGTGACTGAGTTAACAGTAGTTAAGTAATTGTCAGCAGAAACGGATCCAGTTATATCTATCCCAGTACTATTAAAAGTTGCTACAGTAGTACCATTAATACCTATAGTTACTATTGAATTGTTTCCTGTGAGTATATCTTTACCACCTTGAGCAAAAGCAACTGTATTTGCTTTTGGAAAATACATACCTGTTGCGATTTCAAGATTTCTAAACAATGATGGAGCTGTTTTTAAACCATCTCTCAAAGCTATTGTTGCATCTGGTGGAATCTCTGTTGTATTGACATTGCCTCCAAGATATACAACATAAATGTTATTTGTTGCATTACCTGGTGCTTCTGTAAATGTTAAAGTTGTTCCAGATACAGTATAAGCAGAATGTGGATCCTGCCTTACATTGTTTACAAAGACTTCTATATGTTCTGGTCTACTCACACTGTTCCTCATAGTAAAGGCAGTCAAACTACCATTACCAGTAAATTGTTGAGAACGTATGGTACTAAAACCAGTACCTTGGGGACTACCGATATATGTCATTCTACGTTACCTCGAGAATTGACATAACCGCATCAAGTGAACTTGCTGTATTAGCTTGAACAAAGATACCATGTACATTTGCCAAAACTACTTTCTGATCACCACCAACTACAACTAATGATGAGCCAGCTGGAATTGGTGCGGCTTTAATTAAATGTGTGTTCGATCCATTATTCGTATGACTACTATGGAAAGCGGTTGCTGTGATTGCAGTATTAGTTACATTAGCTAATGTTAATCCTATCACTGTTGTTTTTGTTCCTGAGGCTACTGTATAACTACCAATTCTGGCAGCTGTTGTACCTACAGCTCTTGATGTTTTTACGTCGAAATTACTTGCCATGCTCCTATCCTAATGCTATTGAAAATGCTATTGTGTTATCGCTTACTTCAGTTATTGCACCTGCTACAGTATTTGATGTAGTAGCTGTTAAACCATTTATTTCTAATGTTCCAGTAAAATAACTATTGCTAGTTACTAAAAGTGATTTACCCTTAATGTTTGTATTAGCACAAGTTATATTACTATTGCTAGTTACTAAAAGTATTTTACCCTTAATGTTTGTATTAGCACAAGTTATATTACTGAACGAACCACCAACATTAAGATTTGCACTTACTGTTGAAGTTCTTCCACTGATAGTATTTAGGTTAACTGTGCTTGAAATACTAGGACCAGTAAATGCAACATTTGCAAATAAAGTATTTGCAGCTATCTGACTTTCGTTTTGAGCGAAGTTGTTTAATCTAACTACTGCTCTATTCAATTTTACTCTTTGAGTATTGAATGTATCACTTAGAGCTACATTTGCTATTGCTGTCATATTAGTCCTTCTTTATTATTATTTATCTTATATTTATACAAGAAGTCCATATTCATACTTATAAGCCACCGTATATCTTGGTTTAGTAACATATGGCAATGGTGGTCTTGCACTATGTAGTATATTAGCTGGAAATATTGCAACTCTTCCTGGTTTTGGAACTACCGCTTGCACAACTTCTTTATCCTTATTATAGAATAAAGTTTCACCACCTTCATTATGATCCCATTCACTATTGACATATACAAGAACAGTTGTGTCAACATCATATTTTCCATCATAATGAGATGTGGGACTATCTCCAGCTAATATTTTATTACAATACAACCTTGTTAAGATAATGTCAACATTATTTTTAAGTTTATTCCAAAATAATTGTTGACATTTTATTAATAATGGGTCTTTATGATCAAAGTCATGTGTGTTAGTTTTAAAGTCATATTCTTCATTATCTGTTTCAAATCTTGAATAAGTAAAACCTGACACATATTGTTCTAATTCTAATAATAAATCTTTTGTGATTAAGTCATCATAAACATCAACCAAAGACATTTACCCACTCCGGTGATCCAAAATTAAACGCTACATTGATTCTTGGTTTATCTGTTAAGTTAGCTTTTACTCCATGATTTAACCAACTTGGAAATAATAAAATATCTCCTGTCTGTATATCAAGATGATTAACTTCTTGACAAGACTCTTCATCAAACATTAAATCATCAAAATTAGCTTTTAGGGGAGTCTGCATCATTATTCCTGGGGTACCCTCAGGTACGTCGATATAATAGATTCCTGACACTATTCTCTCCCTATGATCGTGATACTCTTGATACTGATACTTGTCTTGATAATTGACCCACATCTCTGTCATTAATATTTTTGACTCATGTTTCCATTTTCTTTTATCAATATACTCTCTAACATACATTCCAATAACTTTTGCTATCTCATGGAATTGAGGTCTTTTAAATACTTGAGCATCATAAGCATATGTTGACCACACATTACAATTCCATGGCAGGTCAGTCATATCTTCTGTTTCTTTTCGAATTTCTTGACAAGCGGGAAGAAGATCCCTATTATATTTTTTATAATTATCAACTTTCCCATGAAAGATGGGAACACTAAACAAATTTTTAAACGACATAATTTACTTAACTAACTTATTCATTGCTTCTAAGACATAGTCAATTTTCTTTTCAATTGAATGTATCTTATCTTCCAATGTATCAATCTTCTCTATTTTTTTAAATGTTGCTTTCTTTTTTTTGTAGGCTTGTAGAGCTTCAATATTAGTATTCAAAATAGCTTTGCTACCTGAATCTCTTACTAAATCTCTATGATCTTTTACTTGTACTTTATCAGCCATTATACTTGCAATGCAATTGCTCTAAGATCTCTTATCTGTGGTACTACAACATCAGTAGTACTAAGCATAACTATCTTAATTGCAAACACATTGAATCCAGAAAATGTTGCTCCTAGACCACTTGTATATGCAACAGCATTACTAATTCCAGTCATATTGGCTGATGGAATTTGATACTTATATTCAATAAAATCACTTAAATTGTTTGTTACGGAATTTGTACCTGTGTTAGTTACTTGAGTCATTTCAACATAACTCTTATCATCAAAGTCTTCTGAGTCAGCACTATTTAATATTTTGTAATAAACATTAATAGTTGTTTCTGATGGTTTATATGCAGTCAAAAAAACTAATAAATCTTCTGCATTTTGATTATCTGCAAGTGTAACTCTTCTTGTAATATATCTTGCTTCCGCATCTCCACCACTAGCATTTGTTTCATTAGTTGAAGTATTATTGATCAAGTTATTAATTAAATATGCAGTTGATTTCTCAATATCAATTGCTGGAGATATGTTTGCATTTCTTGTTGTCATAGTTGTTTGTAATAGACTTGATTTTTTACCAGAAAGGTTTGCAATCTCATTACTATAACTCATAACTTTTTTAACATTAATCATATCAATGTCTCTGTTTAATTCTATCTTTGTTCCAAACGAACTATCTTGAACATTATTATTAGATGTTGCTTTTAATGAAGAACTCAAATCAGTATCTCCAAGATTAATAACACCAAAGTTATAATGAACAGTATCTACTAAGTAATCATTAATAGCTGTGATTGTACCTACTGCATTTGATTCTTGACCATTAACTTTCATACCAACAGTATATGCTGAATTTAATCTATTTCCTAATACTAACTTTGTAACAGTATTTGCAACATAAGATTTTACAACACCACTACCTTTTGTATTAGCAAAAGCATGACCACTGGTTGTATTACCAAAAACTAACTCACCAGTTTTAAATGTTCCCCCTGATATTGGTGCTATAGTAAGATCATCAAACTTTTCATTCTCTTGAACTAATGTTCCTGTAGATTCAAAGTTAGCACAATACATTGTAAATCTTAAATCTATATCTTGTGATTCTGTAAATGTTGTTCCATCTGCAGATAAAAATAATGTACCTACTAATGGTTGTTCACTAATAATATTAGTTGTACCTTTATCAAAGTCACCAAGTTTAGCTGTCCATACACTATAATTTTTTGAATTACCACCTGGTGTTACTACTAGTGCATAATCAGTATCATTCTTTAAATATACTGGTGATTTAAAATGAAATGTAGATGCTTTGGATCCATCTGTACTTGTTTGTACTCTTACAAAATCATCATTTGATGCTGCAGTATCTGATGGAAACTTTGTTATTGATGAAAATGGTACTACTCTTTTTGTAGGTACACCTAATTTCATCTCTCTTATTGAAACTGTTACTGGAAGTAATGCATCTTTTTTTGAAAAGTACAAATCTACTTTTGTTACAAATACACCACCAGGTCTGTTTTGAACTCTGAAAGACTGAGCTAAATTCTTTAATGCCATGTTTTTACCTTTTCTCTAATCTATTTATACTAATTCTTGGGTTCTTCGTCAAGCACTTCTTGGCTTTTAGCCCATAACAATGGTCCGTAACTACCATCTGTTAAATCTTTTATAAATGTTCTAGCATGTTTCTCACCTTGTGATAATCCATGATACTTAACATACCTTTTATGTAATCCTGGATTTTCTGTAACTGTATAAAGTAGTAAACATCCTCCATCTTTGGCTTTACTAATTAATTCATCAATTAACAACTTAATACATTTATGAGTTAACTTAGGAGGAGCTTTTGGATCAGCTACAATCCACTCCATAAAAGCAAACTTCGTTCCATCACAAACATATAAGCCTCCAGCACATATTGGTTTATCATTATGTGTAACCATAACACCAATAGGAGGTAAGCATTCTTTTGGTACTTGTCCAAAATCATGTTGCTGCCACCAATCAACTAATGTGTCATAATCTATATCTAAATTCCAAGCACTGACTAGCATTTTTTTTGTATTACTATTCTATTAACATTAAATTTACTTTCTAAACAAAACTGTACTGCCTTTGAAACTTCTATAGGTTTTAATTTTTTAGCATTAACCCATAGACCTTTACTCATTTGTGTATCAACAATATCCGGACAAACATCAAATATTTGTAGTGGTTTATCTACTAATCTTTGTTGAATCTTTTCAATATATTTTATAAGTTTTCTTTTATGTCTACTATATTCCTTATAACTATCAGCTTCAATTGTTTTATCAAAACATATATCTGTACCAGAAGTACTTGTTATAACTATAATTTTTTTCTTTTTGTTTTCATATTTGTCCACAATATGTTTAAGAAGTTTATATTGTGAGTCATAATAAAAAGCATTTAATATAATCCAATCATAAGCAAAAATATGTCTATAAAACTTTTTTGGATCACATAGATTAAAACCATTTGATCTACTTAATCCTTTTACAGTATGACCTTTTTTATTATAATAATCATATACAGCTTTACCAATACCTTTGGTATGTCCAATAACTAATATCTTATCCAACTTTTCTTCCTTCATATATGTCACACAAATCCCCTGAACTATTAAAAGCATCATTATAATTATTGCGATACTTTATAAAGTCTTTTTTATTGTATACTGTTTCATCATAAAAGTCAAGTAATAAAGTTACTCTTTTTCTTGGATTTTTATTCCATCCGTTGTGTAATTGTTTACCAGGTTGTATAATTACTGAGTTACCATTTTTAAATATATGAGTTTCTTGTTGAGGCCATCCTTCTTCATTTACATAAGTATAATTTATTCCACTATTATCTCCACCACCATCATCAATAGTAAGCTGATATCTCCAACCACCTTCTCTATCTTTATGATTACCAATAGTAGTATTTGGTTTAACAACCATAAATGCACAATTCATTTTGTATGGAAATTTATCTAATATAGAGTATAAAATAGGATAAGTACTTTCTTCCTGTACTTTTCTATCTTCAGAACTTATACCCACTGCATACCATGTACCTTCAACATATGTATCGGCACCATCAGAAAAATCATGTTGATCTAAATAAGTTGGGTTTTTATGATTTTGATATTCTTCAGCTATAGATTTGTAATGAGTTTTAAATATCTCAAAACACGTTTTTTGATAGTTCATTATATAATCTCCTAAGCGTTTAGAGTGTCTATCTTCTCTTTCTCAAACGCTGGTATTTTATCAGTCCAAGTATCAAAATACTCTTCACCTTCATTAAAAAATTCTTCTTGTTCTGCGACTTCAAAGTAATCAGTAAACTCAATATTGTTTATCATAATTCTCTTATTCTCATTACCTAAAGTATACACTATCTGGTCGCCATTGTCAAGTTTAATTCCTTTTTTACTATCTTCTACTCTAACCCATTTGTTGTTTTCTTTTACAGCATGAGATCCAGCAACAAATACACCTTCATAATCATAAAGATCATTTATTAAGAATTTAGCTACAGCATAAACCATACCACCTTCTAATACTCTATCTCCAAGTTCAACATCTTGAATATGTCTAATACTACCATCTTCCATTGTTACAGGTGTACCTTCTAAGAAACAACCTCTTCTACAACCTCTACGACATGGAGGAGCAGGACTATTAACAACAGAAGAAATAAGATCATTTTTATGTTTGAAACTCATAACATCTTGGAACTCTGTTCTTGATTGTGTTAATTCTTCTTGACTAAAGATTGGTTCTCTAGTAGAAAGAATTGTTTCTTGTTGAATTGTTGACAACCCTTGTGCATGATATGTTGCACTTGCAATTGTAGTAAAGTCTGTTGTTGAATTTGTACTACTATCTGTTAATACAAATGGTTTAGCACCAATTCTAAATTTAAGAGTACTTGTATTTGGTATTCTAAATTCACCACTTGCAGTACCAGCTGCATCTGTAAATAAGCTACCACCTAAAGTTCCACCAGAAGGTTTAATGAAAGTTGTTACATCTTCATTATCAAAGAATGCATAAACTCTTGTACTTGGTCTCAATCCTCTTGCAGTAAATTCAATATTCTTAGATCTAATATAAGGTGTTACATTTACATCAACAACTCTATCACCAATTGATTCTTTGTTAATATAAGGAGTAGCTTTAATCTTAATACCAGTCCTTGTCATTCTTTGTTCTACTGATTCATAAGCTAATAACTTTTTATTATCGTATGTATTAACTTGTGTTCTACCACCTGATAATGGAGTAGAAGTTGAATAGTTTCCTAAATCTTCTAATAAGAATTCATCTTTTGATACACTACCTGTTACGATTGTATTCCAATCACCCCATTGAGTACCCCAAGCATCTGTTAATGTTTGCCAATTATCATAATTACCTTCGTGATTAATTACTAGATCAGGTTTAGTTTCTGTATCTACCCAATTATCAAAGTCAGGTGTTAATTCAATTGTACCTACAAAATCATTAAACTCTGCACTAGAAATTCTAAATTCTGTTGATACGAATGGTTGTACTATTAGATCATTTTGATCGTAATCTAATGTTGCAAGAGGTCCTTCGTTAGGTCTCTTAACAATTGATATCGTAGCTGTAAATCCAGATGTTGAACCAGTTACAGTTTCTCCAGCTGTAAATCCTGATCCTGTTTCATTTTCAAGTAATATAATATCTGTATTTGCACCTGTAATATATTTTAATCTTCCTGTTGATCCACTTGTTGATCCCGTTACTGTTTCATTAAATGACATTGATATATCATCAGCTAATTGACTGTTTGACACTTTCATCATTACGTCTCTTGATCTTCTTATTACATTTGTAGTACCAGAAGTATTTGCAATATAATCAATATTATTAATTTTAAAAGATGGTCTTAAAATTGTTTTATCTGGATCAATAGCAGCTTTATAATCTTCATTGACAACTTCACCAACACCATGACCGGTAAAGTTATCTACTAAGATACCATTTTTAAATCTATCTAATCCAGCAGAATCTAATATTTGTAATGATTGTGAATCTTTTTCTAACATTGATAAAGAAGTATAATATTCTAATCTTGTTACTCTTTGAGCAAGTTGACCAATATCTCTCATAGTAAATCTTCTATTATCCATTGGAGTAAGAGTTACTTGAAGATCTTCTCTTTCATTAATTTTAGCAACAAATGGAGATATTGAAGGATATGGTGGAATATCTAATACAGCAAGAGTCATTTCATCTGATCCAACAGTAGGTGGAATTTTTGCTTCACTTGATATACCAGTTTTTATTACTATTCTTCCATCTTCATTAACAACAATCTTATCTGTTCTACCAAGATATATTTGTAAGTCTTTCAATATATTCTGACCAGTTATTGGTAAAAACTGACCATCACCAGCAACAGTGTACGAAGAACTGTTAGCAGGATTTATTGGAGACGAACTAATGGTTGTTGTAGGATTAGCTGTATTAGCTTTGTTAGGTCTAATATCAATACTATTTCTTAAATTATATTCATCACCAGTTGATGGGTTTGTATAAATTGGAATCTCAAATGTTTTTATAGATGTTATTGAATTTGTACCTTTTGTATCATCTACAGGATAACTATCAACACTAAAATAACCTTGTCCCAATGAAGAACTGTGTTTGAAATGATCAAAATTAACTAATAACTGTCCTGTTGGAGCTGTCTGACCAGCTTTAAGTATGATACTAGCAATATCATAACGACCAGCCTTCATACCACTATCTAATTTGTATCTTGATGTAATATCTGTTGTTCCAGATGTGTTTGCTACAACAACATTAGATGTTGACATATAAACTTTTCTTAATCTAACAGCATCTGTTACTCCTAATGGATATGGTCCATTACCAGTTTTATTAAAATGTGTATTTGGATTAATTCTAACAAACACATTTGCAGATAATGATTTAGCAGCTTCTCTTGCATTCACTTTATTTAAAGTTACAATTGCTGTTGCAGCTAAAGTTGTATTAAGAGTTTCTTTAATATCTAATGCAGCAGCTGTTGTTGAACTAATAGTAAATGTTCTGTCAGCTCCATTGCCACCTGTACCTGTCATTGATAAATCAACTAGTTGACCACTTTCAATAACTTTAGATATAGCATTACCACTTGCAACATTTTGAGCTGCAGTTGGAGTTGTTGTAATAGACATGGCAACATTACTTGTTACAGCATTAACTGTAAATATATTAGATGGTCCTAATCTTACTCTGTCACCAGCTTTTAATAAATTAAATTTTGTTCCTGTTCCTGTAACAGTTGTTGTTGTACTATTAGCTAAAACTGTTCCTAATTGAGTACTTGTTACTTGATTTTTAGCAACTAATGTTACTAAGCTATCTTTTTGTGAAGCACTTAGTGTTCCTGTAGTTGTAAATTGATGATCAGATGCTCCTGTTGCAATTGATGCTGTACCATTTGTAGCAATTGTAATATCAAATGATTTTTTAAATTGAAATGATGTTTCAACACTATTACTATCATCTCTAATAGTTTTAACACCTTTAAATGGTAAACTGTAAACCAATGAATCATTGGTAGGTTCATTTAATGTTGCATTACCAAGGAATGTTGAATTAGCACTTGTTAATACAGCATCAGCTAAGAAGTTTTTACTTGCTCCTGATACTGCATTTGCAATATAAAATGATTTAACATTTGCAAATTGACCTGAAGTTAATTTTATTTCTCCAAGATGTAATTTAAATTGACCACCAGCTGTATCTGTATTACCAGCATGTTGTGATATCATTCTTAATCTTGCTGTACCTATTTGAGATCCAGGAGATGCTGTATTATCAAATGTTTTATTTGTGTGTGATTTTGCAGCAGCATTTCTTAAACTTACCTCTGGTAAATTAGTTGGATCCAATACACCTGATACTTCATTAGCTAAAACAAATTGTCCATAGTTTGGTGTAGTAGAAATTGATTCGTATAATTGTGTATTTGTACCTTTTGCAACATCAACATAAATTGTATCTATATTCTCATAATCATATTCAAAACCTTTTACAAAAGCATGACCACCTTCTATACCAACTGATAATGTATTAGCATCACCGCCTGCAGCTGATGTTTTTAAACCTAAGTTTGTTCCATCAATTAAATTTTCTCTAACATTAAACTTAAATGCTTTTGTTGTATAATGACCACTCTCTTGGAATGTTCTTCTTGCCATTTCTTGACCAAGGTCAGCATAATCTGGTTGTTTAGCTTCTTCAGCTCTTAATCCATTATCTAAATTTAATAATTCAAAGAAACCATTAGATGCTGGTGCATCACCAGTTACTGATAATGGTAATATATTTAATTCTGTTGATAATTTTAATCTATTAGCACCTGGTGCTGTATAGTTATATGAACCTTGAGCAGGATCTAATAATGTTGTATCTGTATTACTTGTTATTATATTTTCATTTACTTTGAAACCAATTCTTTGACTTGGTGTTTCATTATATCTTTCTACTACTATACCAGAATTAGAATGTAAAATAAATTGACCTTTAGCAAATACTAAAGCATCTGATAATTGGAAGAATACACCATTACCTGTTGGTGTATTTGCAGATGAAGCAACTGTTGCATTAGCTGTTCCTGTATTAGCATATACGAATGATAATACTTCACCAGCACTAAATGTTTTTGTTGTTTTATTTGTACCTGAATTTGTATACTTTACATATAACGTGTTTGTATTAGCTGCAGTTTGAACACCTGATACTGTAGCAATAACTTCTGCTGTAACTCCTGTTGTACCACCGGTAACTGTACTACCAACTAATGTTGTCATAGTTAAGGCATTATTACCATTATCTTTATCTGTTATTTTTACAAAAGGAATACCAATTTTTAGTTGTTTAGATCCACCAGAAACAATAGTACCTTCTTTAAATATATGAGCTCCAAATCTTGAAGTTTGTTTTTGTAGTATTGTTTGTAGTTGAGTTAACTCTCTAGCTTGAACTGCTAGACCAGGTCTAAAAAGTATTTGGTGAAAATTCTTTTCTTCATTGTAATCATCATAATACGGATCCACATTTAGATCTGTTGAATACGAAACTGTGTTACTTATATCTGCCATAATTTATCCTAAAAACTAAATATTATCTTAAAATTCTCAATTTGATCTGTTGCTCTTGTAATTGGTAATATATTTTCTGTATATAATACATCACCTTTATAAAAACTCAAGTCCGAATTTGATGCTGGTCGTACCGTTGCAGTCTTACTCGAAGCTGATCCAGTAATAACTTCATTGTTCTGAAACCTTCCCGTTATATTTATCACTCTAAGCGTGCCTGTTGAATTGGCTGAATTTGTATTACTAAAACTAACCACATTACCAGTCGCTCCACTTGTACCACCTGTAATTAATTCATCTTGTGTAAAGTCTCCTGTAGCACCACTCAATGTCAATCTTGTTGTCATATCAAAGTTTCCTGTATTTGCAACAGCACCTGTAGATGTGAGTGGATCTCTAATTAATCCAAATGTTCTTATATCATTTGTAGTTGAAATAGTGTTTGATTCTGTTCCATTAAATTCTGTAGCCAACATTATAAAACTTCCACCTAATTCTTCTCTTGCATTGGATCCATGTCCATTTCTTGGTGAAATATATGGTACTGCAGTTGCTCCTGTACCATAAGTTGTGTTAGCTGAAATTGTTATTGTTGCATTACTATATTTTGATCCTGTACTAATCATTGTAATATAATTTACTGAACTTGCTCCATCTGTAACATTTGCAAATGCAGTTGCTCCTGTACCATCTCCAGCAATAGTTACTTTTGGACTTACAATGTACCTAGAAGTTGTATTTGGTGATGTTGAGAATGCAGTGTTAACTGTTACACTTTTTGATGATCCTGTATATGAAGTTACTTCTCTTATTAATCCTGCACCAAGGCCTGATGAAATATATAAAGTACTTCCAATATAAACACCATCATTTGCACTAGCAGTTGATGCTAATGTCATAACTGTTGAATTACTAACTGTTCCAAATACACCATTTGTTGTTTGATATCCAACTCCACCAGCTGTTACATCAACGACTTGAATAGCTCCATTAACAGCAGCTTGTTGAACAGTAAACTGTCCTGAACTATCATTTGTTGTTACAACTTTTACAGGAAGATAGTCAGCTGTTACATATTTACCAATATCAGCTGTACTAACAGAATACATATACTTCCATTGATATCCATCAGATGTTTGTAGTAAACCTGTACTTGTTCCTGTTGGCATAACTGTTGAGTTTGCACCTTTATTATTAAACAAGCATTTATAAACATTATTATCTGTAGTATAAACATAAAATTGACTAGTATACAAATTAGTATTGGTATTTGTATACTCTGTATAACCAATATTGTTTGCCCAATTGTATCTTCTTATTGCATAAGTTACATCAGTCTCTTGAACTTTTTTTGCAGCAAGCATTTGTTTGTAAATATTGTAATCTTGTTTTTGTACTGTGTCAGTTGGTGTAGATGCAGAAGAATCATTTGCATATGGACTACTTCTTCCAACAAAAACATATAATCTTGAAGGATCAGTTTCACTAAATGATTCTTTAAATTGATCTGCTATATGATATGACAGCCTCTTAGTTGATACAGCTGGCATTAGATTGCTCCAGTATCTTTGATATTAACGTTGCCTTTCATAGCTGCATGACTTTGACAATAATATGTATATGAATTTCTCCCAGATGAAACTATGTCGTGTGGTATTTGCCAATATAAAACTCCTTCTACTTTTCCTTGAGCACTTGCTCCTGTAGTTATTGTACCAGAAGTTGCAACATGGATCAACGTATTTGAAAAAACACTTGAACCAGAATCACCACTTCTTATAGCAAATGGATGAGCTCCACCTAAACCATTTAAGTCAAATGCAATAGTTGTTTCATTTCTTACAGTCAATTCAGGATTATTAAAAGCTGCACCTCCTTTACCAAAACCCATATTAGAAACAATATAAGCATTAGATCCATTTGCAGATATATCATATGTTACTGCTGCACCATAATTTGGTACTGTTGAATAACTTTTACCACTACTGAATATTGAGAACACATTTGCAACTTGAGATCTATCACTAACTAATAGTCTTATTGCTGTGTTAGTAGCTATTAGATTTGTATTAAGTAATGCTACTCCTGAATTTGTATTTGCTAATGCAGCAAGTCCAGCTACATTTGCAACTTGAGCTCTATCAAGTGTAAGTGTTCTTATTGCTGTATTTGTACCTGTAAGATTTGTGTTCAATAATGTAATTCTTGAATTTGTATTTCCTAATGCTGCTAAACCAGCTACGTTTGCTACTGCAGCTTTTGTTGCAATAGATAAATTTGTATTTGCTAATGCTGCGAGGGTTACTACGTTTGCAACTTCAGCTCTTTTTGCAATTGCACTATTTGTATTTGCTAATGCTGCTAATGCAGCAACATTTGCAACTAAGGCAAATGTATTAAATTTTGCTGTTAATGCAGTATTTGCAGCATATGTTGCGACTGCATAAGCATTGGAAACTAATGTTCCTGTATTTGCAGCAATTGTTGTTCCATTTCCTAATGCATTATAAACTTCTGTAAAGTTATCGTTTACTTTATCACCACCGGCCCTGACACTATCACCAGTTCCGTCATTAGCACTTGTTCCTATACCTATTGTTTGTTTAGCCATTATTTGTCTTTCCCTGAAGTTCTAACATATAAACCAAACCATGCTGCACCAGCACCAACTATAATTGATACTAAACCAGCTTGTTGATTTGTAGGTGCTTCTAACATCATAAACCATTGCACCACATCATAAAACATCCAAATATATACACTTATGAATAATCTTGGAAATATTCTCAATCTATCTAAATTTGCTATAAATTTATCCATTCTTTTTCCTTAATCCTATTTATATTAAAACTTGTCAAATGTTGTATTACTTGAATCAAATGTAAGAACTGTACTATCAAATGTTGTGTTACCAGTTGTTAAGTTCACATTACTAACTAATATTGTTGGTGTTGATACAACACTTATTGTTCTTACTTCACCAAACATTTTTGTTCCTGCTGGATGTAGTAAATCATCTACAAATTGCTTATATTTGTTTAATGCATTATTTGATTTAATTACATAACTATAAACTTGATAAAAATAATTATCTTGTAATCTATTATTCCATGATAAAAAGCCTTTTGTATCTGTATACTTTCCTTCATAAGATTTAATACCAGTAATTGATGGTAAACCAGTTACATTTGCAGTAGGAGTTCTTGTAGTATTATCAATAGTTAAAGTATCATATTTGTTAAAGTTGGTTCCACCATCTGTCACTGTGATAGCTTTAACTGCTCCGTCTAAATGTGATGCAGTTATAATAGCATTATTACCTTTAAATGAATTGGGTTGATTTGGATCAGGAATTCTCAATTCTGCAACAGCTGGATTTCTAACTGATACTGAAGGAAGATTAGTATAATTATATCCATATGACGTTTGATAAACAGTATTAATAGATCCAACTGTTGTATTTGTAAAAGCTAAAGCATTTCCAAGTTTACTATTAACATTGGCTGTTGCTAAATTTGCACTTACTGCTCTACTATTAGCACCTAATCTTACAAAAGCTGTATTTGTATTTGAGTTAGTTGTACCTCCAGTTGTGTTTAGTGGTACATTAGCAACTGAAGATATATCATCTCCATCTAATAACAACACTTCTGTATTACTTATTGAATTTACATAAAAAGAAGCTCCAACTCCAACTTGATTTTGTGTAATAGCAACTATATTATTTGATACTGTATATCCAGAACCACCTTCTGTTACTGTAAATTGAACAGCACTAAAGTTATCTGTATCTGAAATAGTTGCTATTGCTGAGTTTACTGAAGTTGGAGATGATATTGATAAGGTATCTCCCAAAACATGACCAGCACCTTTATCAACAATATTTACATTTGTTATTACACCAGTAACATTATAAATTGTTGCATTAACAGTGTTGGCAGTATTTCTAACTAATTCTAAATCTTGAAAAGTACCACTCACATTAGATAAAAATAATTCTCTAACTAAGAATCCAGATTCAACTGTTTGTGTTGATCTTTCTACTTTACCTGTTGCATTACTAACTAATCCTGTTATAGTTTGTCCAAGTAATAATTCTGTATTACTTAATGATGGATCGCCAACTCTTATACTTTGTTCTTTTGAATATCGTCCATCACTTGCTCTAAGTATACTTGCACCTGGATCATATATTTCAACCTCTTCATTATATAAAGCTCTGAACAACAATCTGTAACTTTTCTCACTACCTCTTGACTTATAAAGGTCAGTAGCTCTCTTCATTAATATGTGAGTATTAGCAGCTGTTGTTTGTGGTAAATCTGGAATTAATTCTCTTTTAAGATACTCGATATACTTGTCTATTGAAGAGTCTACATCTTGATAAGCTAAAAGTTTTCTACTTTCGTCTAAAACATTATTACCTTGTTCTAAGAATTCGTAATAACCTTCAACAAAAGATTTAAATAATGGAGCATCTGTTCTGATAAACTCTGGAACTTGAGTGTTTATTAGTGTTGAGACTTTTTTTGAAATAGCCATCAGTACACCAGATTAGTAACACCGCCAGTGGATCCTGTAGATAGAATTGAACTTGTCTCACTAGTTGTTGTTTCTGTTGTACCAGCTGTTGTTACATTAGAAACACTAGATTCTGTAATTCCTGTTGAATCATTTATAACAACAATGGATGCCTTTGAAATTAATAGAATCATATTTCTTGTAGGAGAGATATCATTAATTGCTGGTTTACAATTCACTTCTATTGTAGAAGAACTTGTTATAATAACACTACTAATTGTAACTAATCCTGAACTATAGTTTACTATACCAGCACTTGAGTTAATATAAACTTTTGCATTATTAACATCTAAATAGTAAATTCTTAAAATACCATTTCCATTATCATCAAGGAAGCATGTTTGACCTTCATAAGTAAATGATGTTGAACTAACAGCACCATAGTGTCCAGCATGTGGATTAAATATTCCATTATTAAATGCAAGGCTGTAAGATGTTGTTATGTTTTGATTTGGAGTAAATCTTTTCATCATTCTATAAGTCACATTCGCACCCAATATACTTTGATCTGCAGCAACCATTGCTGCAATGAATGAACTTTCTCTAAACTTCTTATCAAACAAACTTAATTGGCTTGTCTCAAAGTTAAGTATTGCTGTACTAATTTTATCAGATATTTGACCAGCACTTATCGTTGTTGCACCACTATTATATCTTGTTGTTACAGATGGAACAACGTATAAGAATGTAGCATCAACAAACTCTGGTGTAATAGTTACAACATTCTTGGATGATAATAAAGAAATTAATTCAGCTTTTCTTTGATCAGATAAAATATTACCTGTACTAGGTTTAGCTGAAATATAAACTTTACCATAAATTGGTGGATTATTATCTTCACCGCCCCATACACTTGCTCCAGCAAGATCTGGTGCTTCGGCTAATAATGTTCTTGCATAATCATTTTTTATAACTGCTCTATTTTGTCTTTGGAAACTTTTTGGTGCATTAAATTTTATACTATTTACACTTTCTGCATTAGCACCACCAGTAGCTGAGCTTGCAACTGTTACAGCAAATGTAGATTGTCCTCCTAGTGATCCAGGAGCAACAAAATTATTAGCACCATTTACAACACTACCGTTGACAACTCTGTAATCTGATATTACAATATTACCATTATCTACAGATTGGCCTAATACATCATCACCAAATAACAACTCATATTTTCCATCTTCATTTTCTTGAATAAAGTATACAGCACTATTGGCTTGAACATCTACTAAATTACTTGCTTGTGACCATGTAATCTTTGATGTATTAGCGGCACTTGTTTGAACTTGAACTTTAATACTTGTTGTATCAACATTATTATTATCAAGAATATATCTTTGGGCTGTAGAAGTGTTAACAGTAAATTTTTGTGTTAAGGGTTCACCTTCACTAATAGAAATAGTATTACTTGTATAACTAGCTCCTCGTGTTAACACATGGGGCTCTGTTGTTGTAAACTTATAAGATATTCCATCAATAGTAGATGTGAATAATGTATTTGAGGCAATAGTTACACTTGCTACATTTGTTGAAGGTGTTATTACAGCTTTGATAACTGCTGATGATCCTCTTGCTGAGGTTGGAGTATATCCAACCATCTTAGCTCTAGCAACTACATTGTTTCTTATCTGAGCACTATCAAGGAACATTTCATTGCCAACCATGTTAGTATAAATTGATTGTTGATAAGTGTTGTATGCAAGTAAATCTACCAAATTAGATAATGCACTTCCTTCAAAATCATAGTCAGTGAAATCTGGCTTTGTTCTTAAAAAACTTTTAAGATTATTCTTTATTTGATTAAAGTTTAAATTTGTAACTCTTATAGCACTATTTGCAGCCATTATCTAACTCTCTCTAATAAAAATTGTATTTCTACTGGTGTTGTTTGGTTTACAGCTCTAAATTTTATTGTTACATTGATACTGTTTCCATCTATATTTTGATCTGCAAATACATCAATTAATTCAGCTCTTGGTTCATATTCTTTAATAGCATCTTCAATAGCTTCTTTTATTTCTTGTTCAACAGTACCATCATTTAACTCAAATAGTTTTGATCTTACATCTCCACCAATAAATGGTTGATAAGGTCTTTCACCTTTATTTGTTAAAATAAGATTTTTAACAGATCGAGCAATTGCAGCATTATTTGTTAATGTGTTTAACTTTCTTGTAACTGGATGTCTATCAAACAAGATATCGAAATCTTTATAAACAACGTTGTTAATTCCTGCCATTTTGAACCTCTGACCTATTTATTACTATTGCTTAGATTCTTGTATCTCTTTGCGCCTATCTTTACACAGTTTAGAGATTTCACTCAATGCTTTCCTTGCTCTAGTACCAGCACTTTTGTTACCAGTCATAGCTTTTTCATTTTCGTTAGTATAAGTGTTAAATAAGCTAACTAAAGTTTCGTGTGTATTCATATTCTCTTCCTTTTATATTATTTATCCCGAATTTGCAACATTCGTGGGTGTTGTAGGTACTGTTAAATCATCACAATTTTCATCTGATGTTCTTGATGGATCTGTTGGACATGAGAAATCTACTCCTTCATCATGTCTTAAATAATCATCAGCACCTCTAAATGTTTTTCTATCACCTTCGTGATGAAATTCACTTGTTAAGTTATATCGTACAGCATAGTTGCCTGTATAAGTTTGACTTGTTGCTGTGGATGTTTCATTTAATGCTGTTCTTGATAGATGGGTTGTTCCAGAAACTGTTTGTTTATAATCACCAGCTATTCTTTCATTTTTATTTCCAGCCACATCTATATTCCAATTACCAGCAATATAAGTGTTACAGTTTGCACCAATAAATAAATTACAAACACCTTTGATATAAACATGATCGTTATTAGCTATAATAGTATAATTGTTTGCAACTACTCTTGTTGTCTTGATTCCTCGTTTATCTATTTCATAAAATGTTCCTGATTTATGATACTCATGGATCCTTTCGTTATTTGGTGTATCGTCATATTCTTTTATATGACCACTTTCTGTTGCAAATACATGATTGTTAGGATACACAGCTCCATAAGCACTTACAGGCTCTCCCCAGTTATTGGCAGCAGGTTTTTCTCCACCACCCAATGCAATAGTTATATTATTTGCTTTTAAATGATTTTTAGTTTCAATAACACTATGAGCATTATTAGCATCATTTCTTGCTAATCTATTTGAATCTGGTTCATGTATTACGGTTGGATATTTTTCTTCTGGATCATTAAATCCATATTGTTTATTTGATAAAGTACTTGGTATTGCAGGTATAGATCCCATTATAAATGGTCTTTGTGCTTGTCCACCATCTAAGAAAAATCCTATAACCCAACTACCTTGTTTCAATCCATTTGGTGATGTACCAATACCAGATATAGATGCATTATTTGCAGGCATCATTACTTGTGCCCAAGGTATTTGACTTGTAGGTAGTTTTCCTTTGTCAGACGTGTGCCAATCATAGCATCTAACTTTTACTCTACCTGTTTTTAATGGATCCAATACATCTTCTACAACTCCAAAGAACCAAACAAAGCCACCTAATCCTAAATATTCTTGATCAAATGTTTTACTAGTCATCACTAACTCCTTCAGAATCATTAACTTTTTGTACAGTAGTTGCTATTTCATCTTTAAAACTATCTTTTATAACAGTTAATACAGTTTGGTATCCTTGTGCTTTGTTTTCATAAGACTGTCTCAACTTAACCACTAAAAACTTTGGATCAACTTGACCAAAAAACATATTGTACATCAGTTCATCCATGCCACTTGATGTTTGAGGAATATACAGGTTTATAGTATCTCCAACTTTAACATCACTGTTTCCAGGAACAGTAATATTAATTAAAATATTATCTAATAGAGCTTTAGAGGATATTCTTTCATTTAATACGTGTTGTTTTCTTCTTGGATTAGCAAGTTTTGGATCATTAGCAATTATTTTTGCTAATCTTTCTGAAGCAGCTTTGTTACTAATTGTTCCTGAAATTTTATCTTTTTTTTCATCAGGATTTTCTTTATCAATTGGAAAAAAATATGGAGTAGTTGCATAGCTTGATTCTGTAGGTGTGAATCCTGTAGGACTTCCTGTATTAATGTTTGTTGATAGTAACTCTGTTGGTAAATATCTTGTGTGGGTTGAACCAGAAAATTTAAATAAACTATCATCTGTTGTCAATCTACCAACATCTAAAGTTTTTAATTTTTTGTAGTCTTCATTATAGCTAAAACTTTTCTCATCAAATTTTTTTGTTAATATATCAATGGCTGCTACTCTATTACCATATGTTCCAAGAGATAGGTTGTGAAGTGTGTCAAATGTTTTTTTAATACTAAAATTATTTACTGTCATTCTATCATTTAGATCCTCTCTTTCACCTGTTTCTTCTCGTGGTACAGTATCTTGTTTTTTCTCTTCAGCTGCTCCATCTTGAACTATAAATTTAAATTGAGGTGTTTGATTTTTTAATTCTGAAAGTGTCGTCAAATGAAATCCTAAGTATGTTTGAAAGAACACATAATCACTATTATTATCTAAATTATTTTCATGTTGTGCTTCTTCTCTCAAATATGTAATTGCTTCAAAAGGTGTAACACCAGGTGCTATGTATGATGAATTGTTTACTGATTTTAAGACATCATTTTTGTTAACACCATATAAACGTGGATACTTGTCAAATGGTCTAAACACTTCATCTGTTTTAATAAAGTTGTTATGAAAAATAGTGTTTGCTGCTAAAGTACAGTTTTGACCAACAAAACTTCCATCTAAATCAGTCATTTCATTTAACATTAAATGATCATCAACACACATTAAAACATAGTTATGTTGCCTTTCCTTTGATTCAACTTTATTTCTAAGTTTATAAACCCTAAATGATCTAACTCTAAGATCATATTCTTCTTGATGTTTTTCCCCATCACGATCTTGAAATTTTTTTTGACCTCTTGTTCTATAAGTCATTACAACATACTCTTCACCTACTATAGGAAATCGTTCTGGTAAACCTAAAGCATCAATTATTAATAATTCACAAGAAGATACAGGGCTTGTTAAATCTTCATATATGTTAAATGTATCAACTTGATCTGTAATATCTATTGCTTCTCCTTTATAATTAACTATTCTACATGAAAAGCCAGCTATATCATTGGGTCTTGCATTCTTGTTTTCTGATGTTTCTGCCATTAGTTGTAATTTTCACTAAAGATAACCTCAACTTCTGATTTAATTTGTCCTACAAAATCAGAACTTAAAATCTTTATGTCCCTTTTTTTATCATTTTGCTCTTCATAGTATTGATAAGCATCTATTTCTTTTCTGTCTGATGTAGATAAACCATTATATGTATTTTGATCAACAACAACAAATCTTTCTGGTACAACCGTTCCATCTATTAGTGTGGATTGACTATTCAATATCTTTCGATATTCATATGTAGTTGCTCTAGCTGTATTTGGACTACCATATAATGTTGTCATATATTTGTTAAAAGCATCATCACTTAATGGCCAATCATAGTAAGGATCAATAATATCATTAACCAAATATATTAACCAATCTAAAGTTTCATCACCATAATACTTATATGCTAAAACATCTGGTCTGTCTCCATCCTTTACAGTGTAACTAAAATATATTGATGTTCTGCTTTTTAGTATATCTCTTATTTTATACCTTGCTGTAATATTAGTCAACAGTATTGGTAAATTATTTTTTTTAATATCGTATGATACTTTTGGAAATGGTCTAAAATAAAAACTCATTATCTACCCTGCTTTTCAATCTCTGTTTTAGTAAGAACTTTGATCTCTTGGAAAGTTAATTGCATTTTAACTGAAGCTGGAGCTAATAATTTTCTTCCACTACTTTGTGCTGCAGAGGCATCATAATATAAAGGTGTTCCTTCTCCATGATAATCAATAGCAACATTTTTTAATACCATGTCTCCCATTTTAAATAAGAAGTCTGGATGTTTAAAGTATACTTTGAATTGATTTGGATAATCAAAAAAATGATTTTGAGCTAAATATTCTGGTGCACTATAGTATTTAAAAAAGTGTATTATTTTTCCAATATCAATACTTTCGTGATATGATTTTGGTTTTAATTCAAATCCAAATTCAAACTGTCTAAAGTTAGGTGAAGTATATAAAACTGCCATATGAGGATTTCTTGTTATTCCAACTCCTGCCCCAGCAATTTTTAATCCTTGCTGAACTCCAGCAGCTGCTCCTGCAGCTAATCCTCCTGCTACACCACTTGTTCTTTCAAATTTGTTGGCAAGACCACCTACTCCTCCTCCCGCTAAAGCTGCTCCTGTTCCACCTGATAAAAGATTTCCTAAAGCTGCTGGGTTTGCTAATTTTTTTCCAGCTTCAAATCCTATTTTTGACAAACTTTTTCCAACACCCAATACATCACCAGAAGCTGCCTGCTCTCTTATAGCACTACCTTGATTAGATGCTGCTCCTGCTAACTCAGCCCCTATAGCTCCCATAGCTGAATTTTCATAACTTTGTTCGTACGCTGTTGTTAAACCAGATGGCATTGGAAGATAAACAGAACCAAGTTTATTTTTATTTTGTCTATTAACTGTAGATGCTTGGAAAGCGTGTTCTTCATAAGCTGAGAAAACCATATAATGATCTACTTTTGTAATATTCCTTGGATATTGCAATGATTGACCTGCACCAAGTGGTCCATCTAATAATTTTAAAGGACCGTCATCACCTGGTTCTCCAGGACCTGCATTTGGATTTCTATTTGCTTTAGCACTCATTATAGACATAATGCTTGACTTTCTTAGTTAATTGTTATAAAATACCATATGGACTATTCAAAAGCCTATAAAGGTATATTTAAGCCAAAACACCCTCACAAGTATAAAGGTGATCCTACTAACATTATTTATCGAAGTTCTTGGGAAAAACAGTGTATGATTTATTTTGATAATAAACCAGACATTGTTCAATGGCAAAGTGAAGAATGGTTTATACCATATAGACATCCAATTACAGGTAGGATCCATAGATATTTTCCTGACTTTGTTATTAAAAATACAAAAGATCAAGTATATGTAATTGAAGTTAAACCTTACAAACAAACTCAGGAACCTAAAATACAAAAGAAGAAGACAAGGCGATACCTTACAGAAGTTAAGACATTTGCGATAAATACTTATAAGTGGAAAGCTGCAAGAGAATATTGTGCAGCAAGGAAATGGGAATTTGTAATATTAACAGAAAAAGAATTAAAGATTTAGATGGTCGCTTATATTTACGACAAGCTAGTTGATAAAGGTATTCAATCTGGTCAAATTCCAAACTTGACAAGAAGTGCTAGGAATTGGTTTAGAGATTTAGCTAGAACAACAAGAGGTGTACAACCAAGACAAATAATCACATCTGCTCCAAAAACACAGATGACAAAACAATTACAAGTTGGATTTATGTATCAGTTTTTTTATGATCCAAAAACAAAGGATGACTTGCCTTATTATGATACCTTTCCTCTTATCTTTCCATTCAAACAAGCATTCACAAGAAGTAGGGCAGCAGAAAGTGGAGCTTTTTATGGAATTAACTTACATTACTTAGATATAAGATTAAGAGCTAGATTGATGGATAGCTTATATACTATATCAAGTGATAAGAAATATGATGAGGACACACGTATCAGACTTAGCTACAAGATGCTAAATAGTGCTAGCAAGTTTAGATTTTTTAAACCTTGTATTAAAAAGTATTTAATGAGTCGTGTAAGAGGTAGGTTTGTTAAAATAAATGCTAATGCTTGGGATGTTGCTTTATTTTTACCAACAGAAAGATTTAAAAAAGCCAACAAAGGAAAAGTTCATAGAGAGAGCAGAAAGATGATAATATAATGGCATATCCAGTAGATTTTCATAGAGGCGATATAAACAAAGAGAGTGTGGCTAAAGAGTCACATTTTATGCTTGTATTTACTGCTCCAGGAGATACACTAGGTACAGGAAAACTTAGAAATAAAATAGGTAAACAATTTAAAAGATTAAAAGATATTTCTAGTCAAGTACCAACATGGGAAGATTATGGAGGCTTTCATTTAGCATTAAGATGTGAAAGAGTTACTCTTCCTGGAAGAATTATAATATCAAGTCCTTTTAAAGAAGCTAACTATGGTTTAGTTAGAGAGTATCCAACTAATGCTGTATACCAACCAGTAGATGCAACATTTTTAATGTCAGCAGATTATAGTGAAAAGATATTTTTTGAATTATGGCAGGATTTAATTATAGGTCATCATAGAACACAAGGAGATGTTAGTGAAGAGCATAGTGTAAAGGAATTAAATTACTTAGAGAATTTTAGTTGTTCAATGACAATATTTTGTTATGATGTTGTTGGTAAAGGTGATGGTTCATTAATTAATACATATGCATGTACTCTTCAAGAGGCATATCCAAGAACTATCCAAGATATTCAAATGGATTGGTCAAGCAACGAATTAGTCAAACTCAATGTTGTTTTTGACTATAAATATTTTATTGATATAGTAAACACATCAGCTAACTTTAGTGTTCCAAGTGCTGCATCAAGAGTCAATCTTGGTACATCAACAGGAATTTCTCAAGGAGCTGCAGTACTAGCTGGTCGTGCAGTTGCTGGTCAATCACAAAGAACACAAGCATTTTTAACAGGGGCAGCATTTGCAGCAGCAAGATTATTTTCATAATAGGAGTATATAATGGCATTACCCAAACTTACTACACCGGAGTTTTATACAAAACTTCCTTCAACTGATCAAACAATAGCATTTAGACCTTTTTTAGTCAAAGAAGAAAAGATACTTCTTATGGCACAGCAAGGTAAAGATCAACAAGAGATTCAAAATGCAGTTTTTAAAATTTTAGAATCTTGTGTACTGACACCATTAAAAGTGATGGAATTACCAACGTATGATGTTGAGTGGTTATTTTTACAACTTAGAGCAAAGAGTGTTGGTGAAATAATTGAACTCAAATTAAAACATTATCAAGATCCAGAATGTAATGGTGAAACAGATGTTGATATTAACATAGAAGATATAGCTGTATCAAAACCAGAAAATTATTCTAATGTTATTGATATAGATGGTAATGTAGGAATAACAATGAAGGCTCCTTCACTCAATATGATTAAAACATCTGGAACAGATTTTGCACAACCATCATTGAAAGATATGTTTGATATTTTAGAAAAATGTATAGTAAATGTATACGATAAAGATCAAGTATATAATGATTTTACTCCAAACGAATTATCAGAGTTTTTAGAGGGATTGGATCAAAAACAATTTACAAAAGTAGTTAACTTTTTTGATAACTCTCCAAAAATTGTACATGAAGTAAAGTATAAATGCTCTAAGTGTGGAAAGGATGTTGAACATCAACTAAAGGGCCTTATGGATTTTTTTTCATAAGTTTGTCGCATAACTCGTTGCATAATTACTATTCGACAAACTTTGCCTTGATGCAACATCATAAATACTCATTGAATGAGTTAGAAAGTATGATACCTTTTGAAAGAGCCATATATGTTCAAATGCTTATGGACTGGATTGAAAAAGAAAATGAAAGAGTACGACAAGAAAACGAACGAATGAATAGGAAAACAAGATAATGTTACCCGCAACAATATCAAACGGAGATACGATAAAAAGTTTAGAAGGAGATTTTACTTTAAAATCTGATTCTATAAAAGCACTTCAAGATGTTTTTATTGCAGCATTAACACCATTGATTTCATTGGTACAAAATATTAGTGATTTTGTTCAAAAATCTATGGAAGCAAATATCGATTCTCAACTTGAGAATGAAACTGAAGCAGCTAGAGGAAAAGTTGAAGTTGATGCAGAAGGAGCGAAAGTAGATTCAGGGTTCAATCCTTTAGCAATTGCAGGTATAGGATTACTAGCTGGTGTTCTTGTAATGTTTAAGGATAAAATCCAAGGTGTAGTTAATACTTTAAAATTTCCTAGTATAATAAAAGGACTGAGTACTGTTTTAAAAATATTTACATTGGGTTTTGTAAATTTGACTGCTAAGTTTCAACAAATGAAGTTGATGGCTGGTCTGGGTAAGGGTGGTCCAGTGTTTGGATTTATTTCAAGGTTGGGACAAATTACTACAAAGGTAGGAAAATTATTTAGTTTTTTAAAACCTATAGGTAATGCACTTGGTAAATTATTTATACCTATTACTGTTGTATATGGTATTATAGATGCTGTTCAAGGATTTATAAAAGGCTATCAAGATGGAGGTTTTATAGATGGAATACTCACAGCAATAGGTAGTGTGCTTGGAGGATTGATAGGTATGCCATTAGATTTTTTAAAAAACATATTAGCGTTTGTTGCAGAGAAATTGGGTTTTGATCAAGTAGCAGAAGCTATGAAAGATTTTAGTTTCAATGAATTAATTGAAAATGTATTTGGAGGTATAGTAGATTTTTTCAAAGCTATTCCTGGATTTATTAAAAAGATTGCACAGAATTTTTTACGAGCTATACCAGGAGGTGATTTTTTAGCAGACAAATTATTTGGCAAAGATAGTGATACTGAAATTGAAAAAAGAGAAAAGGTTCAAAGTGAAGCACAAAGTGATATAGATGATGCTGATAAAAAATTAGCAAATATTCAAGCTAGAGAAGATGTTTTAATGAAAGATGGTGGCATGAAAGGTTTTGATCCACAATTTGCAAAAGCAAAATCAAGAGCTGAAAAACAAAAACTTGCTGCCGAAGATAAGATGAGTAAAGCAGCACAGGAGAGTTTAGCATTAAAAGAACAATCTGCTGGTAAGGATATTGGAACACAAATAGCAGCAGGAAAAATTACAAATATAGATGAATATGAACAAGCTGTAGGGACAAAATTAACAGAAAAAGAAAAATCTTTTGCTATGAGTAAAATTGGATCAGCAAGAGACCTTGTTGCAGATAAAGAATCTGCAGATTTTTCTCAAGATTTAGCTGATGATGTGTTAGGTACAACATCAAGAAAAAGGGGTCAAGACGAATTTAATATTGATACTGCTAAAACAATGGCTGGTATGGATCCTAATGCTCCTGGAACATTTGATATGACTATGAAAGAAGGTAAAATTGAATCTATCGCTGATAAGAAAGTACAACCAACAGGATCATTAGCAGAAGGAGGTCCTCCACCTATAATCGTGGGAGGCTCTAGCTCTGGAGGAAATGATAATAGTCAGACTTCTAATGATAATAGAAGTTTCAATAATTCCACCACTCACAATTATGGAGGAGGAAGCGATTCTGCATCTAACTCTGAAGAGTCGTTAGCAAGAAACACTTCCTACGCTGCCAATATCTAATCGTCGATTAACTTCTTAAACATATCCATTTCATCTGTATCAGAATCAGGAACAGGCATCATTGGTGCTTGTGCTGGAGTTACAGACTTAGGTTTTGGAGGAGTAGTCAACTCAGTTTGTTCAGCTGTAGTTGTATTAGCCATTCCAGATAATCCCAAAGTCTTATCTAACTTAGCTTTCAACTCATCATAAGTTTTAAAGTTATTTGGCTCAATAAACTCTTGTAATGAATACTGACTAGCCCATACTTGTTCTAACTTATCGTCATCTTCAAGTACAGCTTTAGGAGTATCAAACTCACTCTTATCATAGTTTCTATATCCTTCAAGATTTCTTATTTTCATCTTGAAGTTAGCACCATCCCAAAAGTGAAAAGGGTTCATAGGTTTCTCATCTTCAAATTGAGGATTCATAGCTTCGTTAAGTTTATCAAATATTTTTTTACCATAACGGAATAACTTTACTTGACCATTATTCTCAGGATGAGCTGGATCATTAACAACATAGATATTACTAATATAAAGTAATCTACGCTTTTGCTTTCTAGCTTGATCTTTACCAGCATCATCTCCTCTGTTCCATAACATAGAGTTATATTCAGAAACAGGATCTTTTTGATTCATAGTAGTTAGAGAGTTCTCAATATACCATCCACCAGGACCTTGAAAGCCATGGTTAAAGATACGAACCCAAGGAATGTCCTCTCCTTTAGGAGCAGGTAAGAATCTAATAACAGCATAGCCATTACCAGTTTTATCTACCTCTGGTTTCCAAAAACGATTATCATCCCTATTAGAGTTCTCGCTATTAGATGTTAACTTATTTGTTTCTTGTAGTAGTTTGTCCAGACTGGACTGTGAAGAGCGTTTAAGCTCAGCAAATGATTGCGACATAGTATCTCCTTGTATTGCAATGTATTAGTTTTATCCACTTAATCATAATATAATATTATTTATTATATATTATTTTTTATCTTCGGTCAACAATCTTTTTTCTTCATTGACAGAATTATTTAATTCATCTATAACTCTTTTTTGTTTTTTAACTTTTGCTCTGAGTTGTTGTAACTCTCCAACAAATTTTTCTAACTCAAGATTCATAACTTTCTCCTTTTAAATATTTTAATATATTTTGTGGTGATGAAACTTCATATGGATCCTGTCCATGATTATCTTCCATACCAGGTTCAACAAACACTTCATCAAATGTACCATCTTTTATTATAGCTGCATATCTCCATGACCTTTTACCAAAGCCAAGATTTTGTTTTTCAACTATCATGTTAACTGAATCTGTGAACTCTCCATTACCATCTGGAAGTACTTTTACTTTACCAATGTCGTGGTGCTTTGCCCAAGCATTCATTACAAAAGAATCATTAACAGATATACAATAAATCTCATCTATTCCAAACTCTTTAAACTCCAAATATAACTTATTAAAATCTGGTAGTTGATATGTTGAACACGTTGGTGTGAAAGCACCAGGAAGTGAAAATAAAATATATTTTCCTTTTTCAAAAATATCAAGACTACTTTTTCTTACCCACTTATAAGGATTATCTCCTCCAATAGATTCATCTCTTTCTCTTATATGAAAAGCTGTATAGGGAACTGTGTTACCTTTTTTTATCATTTTACAAATACCTTTCTTAAAATTTCTTTTCCTTTTTTATCGTTAAACACTACAAATGGACTATACTTATCCATTCTCTTTTTAAACTCTGTCCATACTGGATCGTCTAAAACCTTACTCCATTTCCTAGAATAATTCAAAACTCTATCTATTATTATCATAGTTTCTACATATATGTCATTTCTTAATATACATTTTAATAGTATAGGATGGCCGTCTTCCATTACAAATAAACTATTAAAGTCAATATTTCTTTCATCATAATAATCTTTTAAAAATTTAAAATCATTTTCTAAGATATATGACAAACTATCTTGTCTCTTCTTCCATTCAATATATACTTTTTCTGACTTCAATGTCAGCACATTACCAATCCAAAAGTCTTCTCCATCAGCAAAGTTGCTAACAAATAAATCTCTCAATTGTTGTTTGTTATACTTACGCTCTAACTTACTAAAGAAAAACTTGTCTCTACGTTTTAAAAAACTTTCTTCTTTCACATTTACTTTACCACTATACTTAAAGTAATCGTATGTAGTAGTAAAATGATTACGTACAGCTAAGTAAACTTTATAAGCATCAAAGCCTTCATAGATGTTCTTCATTTTTCATATAATTTAGTTTAATTGCTTCTTCTTTTAAAATCTTTTTTATCTTTTGATTTATTAGTTTAGCAGCACTTTCAACTTCTATATTATTTTTATAACAGTAATCCATTATGGCATCCATATAGGAAATTTCTTTTTCTTCAACTTGTTCAGTAATTATCTTACTAAACTTTGAAGTTGTCATAACATTAATCATTTACTTTGCCCACGCTTTTCCTTTGTATATCCTCGGATAGCATTTCAGGCCAATAAATTTCAAAAGCAATACAATCTGTAATTGCTCTAAACAAATGATACTCACCAGGTTTAACAGCCATAAAGTCTCCTTTATGTAATGTTGTTTTATCCACTAGGTCGTAATCATTTTTAAAAACTTGTATTTCCATTTCACCTTTTTCAATGAAGAATCCATTCCATTTATAACTATGTTTATGTGTACTACATTCTCCACCTTTAACAACTTCAATTCTGTGAAACTCTACCACAGGGTTCTGCAGCAGAGCTTTCGTTTCGCCCCACACCTTACCGGCTTTCATATAATCTCCTTTTAATATATTGTTGTTCTATAAAATATATGGTCTTCGTGTTCTACTGTTTTTGTTTTTTCTTGTGCCCACTTTGGATTAACATAGTATGCATGATACCATAAAGCTCCATTAGTGAGATTCTCATTATACCCAGTTAATACTTGTCGGGCAACAGTTTTTGCAATTTTCCAAGCCATCTGATCATTTATCTCATCTGGCTTTCCATCACAGTACCAACTAAATTGGCATCTGTTTTTTATTGGTACAACTTTATTCATTTTCTCTTTGTACCATGTACTGTGTTGAGCTTCATAGATTACTCCACAAACAGTATTTGGAAAGTTCTCATCTTGCACTCTATTCATTACTACTTCACTTACAGCTAGTTGAGAAACAATGGATTGATTTCTAGCTTCAAAATATACATTCTTTGCTAGACAAGTCAAACTCTCATCATCAACTAAATGTTTTTGTTTAAACACATTAATATTGGATCTTACATCATCTATTTCAGAAAATAATAATGGTTTATCTCTTTCTATGTCTGGTGCTCTATCTACTATTGAGGCTAATGTATAAACCATATACGATAGTATTATTGCCCAAAACCAATTCGGTATCTTAATTCTCATAAGTTCCTCCTTTTGTTAAAAAGTCGTAATATTATTTATTATTCATTATACTTGAAATTAAGCTATTTGGCAACAGTTGATTTACAACCACATTTTACTTTGTAGTCTTCTACTGCAGCTTTAATAGCATCCTCTGCTAGAACAGAGCAATGTATTTTTACTGGTGGCAATGCTAAGGACTTAGCTATTGTAGTGTTTTCAATCTTAGCGGCATCATCAATGTTTTTATCTTTGACCATTTCTGTAATGAGACTAGAGCTTGCAATCGCACTTCCACATCCAAAGGTTTTAAACTTTGCATCTGTTATTACATTGGTGTCTGGATCAACTTCTATTTGAAGTTTCATTACATCCCCACATGCAGGTGCACCAACTAGACCAGTTCCCACATTTGGGTTCTTTTTGTCCATGGATCCAACATTTCTTGGGTTCTCGTAATGATCAAGAAGTTCTTTACTGTATGCCATACATGTATTTATGATAAAGCCCTCGGTTGAGGGCTAATCGTGGACGAAATTACTTCTCAGCGCAAGCGTAAGAGTTAATTTCTAAACCTACAGAAATTTCTGTAATTGTTGGTTTTTGCCAAGCCATTTTATGCTCCTTGTAGTTAATGTTAACATTAAAACGAGTCGGTTGATCGTTTGATCCGCGATCCTCATCTTTATTTAGTTACTATACCATACCAATGCTGAATACAAGATGAACAACTCGTTAAGAAATCGATTAATTTCGTTAATAATAGATATTTTATTTTAGAATGTTATTTTTCGTTTTTATCCTTTAGAGTTATCTGGTCTTCCATTCTATCTGTTTGTTTATTAAGTTCTTTAACAACAGTGCTTGACCATGCTACTACAGGAGATTTGTAGTCACTATTTATCCTGTGTTTTGGATACTTGTGATCTCCAATTGTCTCGTCTCTTTTGTAGTGCTTCAGAGGTTTGTCTACTCCGGCTTTCTCTAGTATCTTTTTTATGTCCGTTTTTATTTCCGTCATTGCTCTCAGTCTCATACAGTTCAGGATGGTTCTTTTTAAATTCTCTTATTCTTTTTTTTAATAATGCTACTATATCATCTTTCATAGTTATTAACTCTCGATTATATTTATATTTTTAATCAAAAATAGAGCATTCCACCATAAATAATTATATGAAGAAATGTACAAAATGTCAACAAGAAAAAGAATTTAGTTTTTATTGGAAAGATAAAACAAGAAAAGATGGTTATCAAAGTATGTGTAAACCATGTTGGATGACTAGACCATATTATAAAAAGAAAGAGTATCTAAAGTCTAATGAAAGATATAGACATACTGAAGGTGGTATTGACTTTAGAAAAAGAAATCAAAAAAAATATAATGCTACATCATATAAAAAAAGACCAGAAGTATATAAAGCTGGTACTGCATTAAGAAGAGCAACACTAGCTAAAGCTACTCCTAAATGGTTAACTAAAGAAATGAAAAAAGAGATATCTAATTTGTATAAGAAAGCTAAAGAATTAAACTTATCTGTAGATCATATCTATCCTATCAATGGAAAGACTTGTACAGGATTACATGTTCCTTGGAACTTGCAACTGTTAACTTTATCTGAAAATTGTAGTAAGAAAAATAGGATCCCCGAAGGGATCCCATTAAAGCCTTAGGCTGCATCTGCGTATGCAACGACCTTCTTGAGTGCTTTATCCTTCACTCTTGAGTTGGCCCCATACCAGGATGAGGACATTCTAGCGTCAACTGACTTACCTAAAACATGATCTGTCATATATGTGACAGCG